CTACTCTTGCAGGCCATTTGCAGGTTTTTTGCTTCGAGAGGGTGACGAGACGGCAGGCGAAGGAGGGAAACCACCCTCCCACATTGACCCCTCCCCGGTGAGAAGCCATCGAGAGCACACGCCGTAGTCGCGCACCAGATAGGTGAGCCAACAGAGCTGGAACAGGTCGCGCTGCGGTTCCTTTTCGCAGGTGTTCATGTTCCAGCGGTTGATGCCATAGCGGTCGGTGAAGGTTTTCCGGCCACGGATGACCCGCGTCGCCTTCAGCATGCGGAGGGCGAGAAAGAACCGCTGGTTTATTCGGACAGAATCAACTACTTGCATTTTTTCGATTTTTTGGAAAGAGACAAGGCACGCTCAAGCCGGACAGCCAAGCGAGCAAATGGAGCATCATACACAGAAGGGTCACGGCGATGGGATAGACCAAGCCGGATAACACGAACTTCATCATCATAGCGTTTCAGCTTCCGATAGACAACGGCCAGACGCTCGATGCTGTGTAGGTAATTGTTGATACGGTATGAAGACGAAGACTCCCCAAGAGCGATACACCGCTCATAGGCATCAGCTGCGAGAAGGAGGTCGCCGGATTTTTCAGCAGACATCCCGGCATTCTGAATCGACATGAGCTCAGCAAAAGCAGCCTCCCAAGAAAGACGCTCGGAACGAAGGCGTTCAAAACCTTCATGCCCCTCACGAATCATGGCCTCCGATTCAGAAAGAAGTTCATCCCAGTCCATCACCCTTGCATTTTTTCGATAACAGAGATAAGGCGGTTCATTTGCCTGTCCTTCTCTTCCAAGAGAGACAGGAACCGGGCAGTCTCACCGCCAACATTTACCTGATTCCAACGATTGCCGGAACCAGCGTCAAGGTTGATACCAGAACCAGAGGCGACATTCACAGACGAGGAAACATCCTCGAAGAACACCGTCACAGGCACATTCAAGATACGAGCAATCGCCTCCAGCGTTTCAATCTTCGTCGAGTTGTTACGAATCAGCTTCGACAAAGCCTGCGGGGTGATTGCGAGCTGGGCAGCGAGAGCCTCCATGCTCATCCCCGGAGTAGACGCAACAAGCGTCCTAATTTTTTGAAGATTTGCCATACTGAAACTTTTTGTTGAGATTTAACTCTTTTTAAGCAACTAAAAGTTGCGTATATGAAACTTTTTGTTTAACTTTGCACTCGGAAGTACGAAAGTGGTGGCGAAAGCCGCAACAAAAGTACAAAGAAAAATCGAAACAACAAAACAATTTCAAGAAAAAGTGATTATGTGCAAAACAGCAGCAGAGACAGCCGAAGGGCTGAGAATCCCGGAAACCCCCATCGAGCGGGAGCGAAGGGAGCGAAACGAGGCCATCTGCCGGGAGTTCAAAGAGCTGACCCCGAAGGTGGTGGCACAGGGCTACAAGCCCTACCGGGCAATCACGATGATTGCAGGCAAGTACGGGATGACCCACGCAGGAATCATCTTTGTGCTTCAGAAGGCCGGACTCTACACCAACGCGAAGGAGTGCGCAGAGAGCCTCCAGAGCGACGAGCAAGCAGAAGCATGAACAACTAAAAACGGAATGAGCGTATGAAGAAAGAAGCAATCAAACGGTGGTGGAACGCAGAGAGCGAGACCTTCTCCATGCTTTGCGCAACGGAGGACGGCGAGACGTTCACCCACGGACAGATGGTGCTGGCCAACCTTGGAGTGGTCGCCCTTATCTTGGCCTGCGGCATCGCAGGATGGCTGGAAGGAGGTGCGGCATGGTAACGGAAGCACCACAAGTCAGCCCGGCAGGAAGGTACAGCGTCAACCAGACCTTCGCCCTGCTCGGCATCAGCCGTCGCACCCTCTACAGGGCAACAGAGGCAGGCCGCATCCACTGCGGCTACCGAAAGGCAGACATGAAGCGATTCTACAGAGGCAGCGAGATAACCCGCTACTGGACGCAAGAGATGTAAAACCCCATAAAAGAACAGAACGTATGAAAATCAAGTTCCAGAAACTAACCATCCAGAACTTCAAGGGAGTGCTCGGCGAGCGCATCATCGAGTTCAACGGAACGCTCACCCAGATAATGGGAGCGAACCACACAGGAAAGACAACCACCGCAGATGCGGTACTCTGGCTGCTCTTCGGAAAGAATAGCGAGGACAGCAGCGTCTTCGGCATCAGCCCGAAGGATGAGAACGGCGACATCATCCCAAACCTCGAGAACCGGGTGCTGCTCGAAATGACAGCAGACAGCAGAGCCATAAGCTTGGAAAAGGTGCGCAAGGAGGTACGCACGAAGGTAAAGAACGGCGACGAGGAAAAGCTGAGCTACCCCTGCACCTACTTCATCGACGGCAACAAGTACACCGAGAAGGACTTCAAGGCAGAGATAGACAGCCTGTGCCGGGAGAGCCTGTTCAAGAGCATCACCAACCCCGCCTACTTCCCCAGCCTTAAGGCAGAACAACAGCGGGCACTGCTCACGAAGATGGTCGGCGAGACACCCATGGAAGAAATAGCCGCCCAGAGGGAGGACTTCAAGAAACTCATCCAGCAGCTGGCCGGAACAGACCTCCAGCGGTTCCGCGAACACCTCGCCTACCGTATCAAAGAGCTGAAGAAGGAGCTGGAGCAGATACCCAGCCGACTCAGCGAGCAAGAGAACGAGCTGCAGCCATTGAAGGAACAGCGCATAGACTTCGCACAGGTCGAGGCAGAAATCAAGGACTGCGAGGCAGAGCTGCGCAAGTGCGATGACGAGCTGCTCGACAACACCAAGGCCATCGACAGCGACTACGAGAAGCGCAGCAAGGAGCGCAACGAAATCAACAAGCTCAAGACACGCCAGCAGCAGATACAGCAGAGCTACCAAGACCGCAACATGGCCACCCAGCGACAGAAACAGAGAGCCGTGAACGAGGCACAGGCCAAGGTAGACGAGGCACAGGCCAGAGTGGCACAAGTGGAGCGTAGCATCAACATGGCGACAAGGGAGCTGCAAGACTTAGAGGTCGAAAGCCAGAACTTCCGAAAGAAGTGGAACGAGGTCGAAGCCGAGGAATTCCAGTGGGATGCCACCCGCGAAACATGCCCCACATGCGGCCAGCGACTCCCGCAGGGTGACATCGACAAGATGCGCGACGAGGCAGAGGAACGCTTCAACACCGCCAAGGCAGCGAAGCAGGACAGGCTCGACGAGGAAGCCGCCCGGCTGAAGAAACGCAAGGCCGATGCCGAGGCCATCAAGCGTAACAACGAGCAGCGCAAGGCAGCTGCCGACAAGGAACTGCGCGAAGCACAGGAATACCTCGACGGAGAGATGGCCACAGGTGCCGATGAATTCTTCTTCATGGAAGATGAGGAATACCAGAGGCTGGCCGAGGAAATCAAACAGCGCACCGAAGCCCTCGAGAACCAGAGCAGCGACACTACCGTCAGCGCAGAGGCGGCAGGCAGGGAAATCAAGCAGCGCAAGGCCGAATGGAACGGCAAGCGTGACCAACTGCGAGACAAGCTGGCCATCCGCACCACGATCGAGACGAAGGAGAAGCGCATCGCACAGCTCGAAGAGAAGCAGCGCACACTCAACCAGCAGCTGAGCGAGCTCGAAGGACAGGACTACACAGCCGAGCAGCTGACACAGGCCATCATCACAGACCTCGAGACGAGAGTGAACCAGCTCTTCACCAACGTCCAGTTCAGAATGTTCAAGAAGCTGCTGAACGGCAACCTCGAACCCATCTGCGAGTGCACCATGCACGGAACACCCTACCAAGACCTCAGCAACAGCGAGAAGATAAACGCAGGCATCGACATCATCAACGCCATCTGCCGATACAACGACGTCTACGCCCCGATGTTCGTGGACAACGCAGAAAGCATCAACGACGTCACGCCAACCCGGAGCCAGCAGATTCTTCTCATTGTCAGCAGAGACAAACAACTCACGGTCATACGCTAATGACATCATACGATTTTTAAAAACCGGGAGCCGCCCGAGCTGGTAAACTTGGCGGAGCGAGGACGGCTCCCAATTACAAACCACAAAACAAAAAAACAATGAACATCAAGATTCAAAGCACAGAAGAACAAGTCCAAATCCGCAGCGATTGGCAAGTAGGAGAAACAAAGAAGGTCTTAGATGCCGAATTTCCAGAGACACAGGTAGACGCATACCAAGCAGCTGCCGAATTCATGGAGAAGCACCCCCAGTTCGTAGAGGTGACATTCAGCACCAAACTGAGCGAGAACCCGACAGAGGAACCAGAGAAGGAACAAGCATGAGCAAGCCGAAACCATACCGCGCAGACTTCGACGGATTCTACGAATACGTCTGCGAGCTGGTCGCCACATACAGGGTCACCAAGTCGCTGAAGGGAATATCCGAGCTGGCAAAGAAGCACGGAGTGCGAGCCATGACGAAAGAAAACTTTTTCCACTTCGGACTCGACGGACGCGACGAAGACATGCAAATGTTTTTCGACAAGAGCGGCAAGCCGGACAGGGCAATAGTCGATGCAATCCGAAAGGACTTGGCCGACATCGACAAGAAGCGCAACAGGGAGAGGTCTGAAGAAATCAAGCAGCTGCGCCAACAGAAAGAGTCGGTATTCGGAGATAGCATGCCAGGAGGCTACAACGGATTCATCCAGCTACAGCCTACGAAAGAGATGCCATACAGATGGGCACTCAGCGCACAGCCAGCCATCGACAACGCAGCCGAATACATGGCAAGCAGAGAGGTGAGCAAGCTGGGAACCGCAGCAGAGCTACAGAAGCAGCTCAAGCTCGACTACGTCGCAGAGTACCTCGAGTACACACTACCAACCCTCTGCTGTCCAGAGGAACTGAAGGAATACACGATAGGCTTCGTCAAGGACACGAACAACGGCGACAGCTACTGGCTCAGCACCGACAAGGACATCCTGCGCCTTTTAGCATGGATAGCCTACATCGTGTAGCAGAACGCACAAGAGACAAGAAACACCGAGAAAATGAACAACGATTTATTCACCAATCAAAACAGAACAGCTATGCCAAACCAACAGCAAGCAGCAGCCCCGGCACAAGGGGCAGCACCACAGGGAGCAGTGCAGGTGCAGGCTCCGAGTCAGAACAACGCGCTCATGAAGCGCATGCAGGAAGAGACGGTCAGCAACGTCCTCGACAGGGTGAACGCCATGCAGGAAGCCGGGGAGCTGGTGCTCCCGAAGGACTACAACGCAGGCAACGCCCTCAAGAGCGCATGGCTCTACCTCCAGACAATCGCCGACAAGCAGGGAGTGAAGGCCATCGACAAGTGCACCAAGGAGAGCATCTGCAACTGCCTCCTTGAGATGGTCATCAAGGGTGAGCACCCGAAGCAGCACTGCTACTTCATACCCTGCGGCCAGAGCCTCGAGTTTTGGGAGCGGTACACAGGCAAGTACATGAGAGCCAAGCGCGACACAGAGGTGCAGACCGTCAACCCGCAGGTCATCTACGAGGGCGACGTGTTCACCTACACCGTAGACGAGAACGGCCAGTACCAGTTCGTGAGCCACCAGACAGACATGGCCAACATCGACCTCACCAAAATCAAGGGAGCCTACGCCGTGGTCATCAACAAGGACGGAAGCCGCCACCTCGAAGTGATGACGCTCGACCAAATCCGCAAGGCATGGGGTCAGGGAGCCGCCAAGGGCAACAGCGGAGCACATGTGAACTTTACAGACCAGATGTGCAAGAAGACCATCATCAGCCGAGCCTGCAAGATAGCCCTCGACAGCACAAGCGACAACAACGACGAAGACCGCATGACACCTCCCGACGAAAGCGAGGCTGAGCGCGAGCAGGCACAGCACAGGCTTCCGGCAGGTACCACCAGCGGCCAGCAGTTCGAAGAGAACGCTCAATACGAAGATGTGAGCGAAGCAGGTCAAGGACAGGATGCTGCCACACCAGCCCCACAGCCTGCCGCAAAGCCAAAGAGAGACTGCCCCATCTAATCTGCCATAATTAGAGAACCGAAGGAAGATGAAAATGACCGTCATAGGCTCATCCAGCAGGGGGAACGGATACGTCCTCCAGAACGACAGCGAGGCACTGCTCATCGAGGCAGGTGTGAAGCTCACCGAAGCCAAGAAAGCACTCGGCTTCAACACCGCAAAGGTAAAGGGCTGCTTGGTCTCACACCAGCACAATGACCACGCAGGCCACGCCAAAGAGTACGAGGAAGCCGGAATACCCCTGCTGGCTCTTCCAGAGGTCATCAAGGCAAAGAGGCTCGGCAGACTTGCCAAGGCAATCCAACCCGGCAAGGGCTACATCTTCGGAGGCTTCCGGGTGCTTCCATTCCCGGTGCTCCACGACGTACCATGCACAGGATTCCTCATCCAGCACGAAGAGACAGGCCGCATCCTGTTCTTCACGGACACCTACGCCATGCAGTACGACTTCACAGGCATCAACCACTGGATGATAGAAGCCAACTACGCCGACGATATTTTAAACAGGAACATCAACAGCGGAGGCCTGCCCCCGGAGCTAAAGAAGCGGCTACACACCAGCCACATGAGCCTCAAAAACGCCAAGGGAATACTTCGCAGAAGCGACCTCTCGGTGACGAAAGACATCCTCCTCATACACCTTTCCGACGGCAACAGCGACGAGCGGAGGTTTGTAAAGGAGATACGCCTCGCCACAGGAAAGCGAACCACGGTGGCAAAGCCATGGTTAGAGCTGGACTACAACATCAACCCAATTTAACAACAAACAAAAAAACAAGCAATGAAAGAAATCACGATTGCAGTACCAGACGGAATGAGTGCCGAATGGAACGAGGACGGCATGCTCCAGCTGGTCAAGGACAACGCACAGGAGCAGAAAAGAGACGACAGGCCTGTAACAGAGCGCATCAAGACCTTCGAGGATGCCTGCAAGGAGCTGGGTCGCCGGGCAGAGAACGGCGACGAAGATGCCGCGAACTTACTGGCAGACTACGAGAACAACAAGGACAACATCCTCAACAAAGAGACGCTGGCCTACATGAAGCTGGCCATCATCACAGCTGCCATTAACGAAGAATGGAAGCCGGAATTCACCGAAGACGAGTACAGGTGGTACCCTTACTTCCTCCTTTGGACGAAAAAGGAGCTGGAAGACAAGACAGACGAGTGGAAGGATAAGAACCAGCTGCTCCTTTGGGGCGGGTATGCGTATAGCGGGTCGAGCTGCGGCCTCGCCTACGCGGTCTCGAACCACGCCTTCTCGGACGCGACTGCGCACTGCGGCTCTCGCCTTGCTTATAAAACGGAAGCGTTAGCGTACTACAGCGGTCGCCAATTTGCCCAAATTTGGTGCCAATACCACACAGGAAAGGAGGGAACGCCATGGAGAAATTCTTAGGACAGGAATACCAGAACCTCCAGGAGCGCGAGCAGTTCTTGAAGGACAATGCCACCACCGTCGAGAGCATAGGCTACTCGAAGCCCATCAAGCCGGACGAAATCGAGAAGCTGAAAGAGACGCTGGCCGATGCCACAATCAAGAAGGAAGAGGCAGAACAGGCCAAGAAGGATGAGACCCAGCGATGGAACGAAGAAATCAAGGGCTACAAAACCACCATCCGTGACGCAGCCGACAAACTGAAGAGCAAGAGCGAGTATGTCAATGAGCCATGCTACAAGATTGTCGACGAGAAGGCAAGACAGGTGGGCTACTACAACAAAGAGGGCATGCTGGTCTACCAGCGCACCGCCCGGCAAGACGAGCTCCAGCCCCGCCTCTTCCCCATCGGAGGCCAAAGAACAGGAACAGACAACTAACCCCCAAACAAAACCACAGCAACAATGAACAACAACGAAGAGAACGCATTGAACGAGCAGCTCGCCAAGCAAATCATGGGCGAAGGTGCAACCAAAGAATTCATCATCCGCAAGGGCGAAGCCCTGCCAGTGAAGGAACCCACCCCGGTCAAATTCACGGCACAGATAGATGCCCCGGCACGATGGCTGGAGAAGAGGGTCAGCGAGACGAACCAGAAGCAAGCCTACGTCTACGTAGACCGCGAGGCATTCAGCATCACCCTCGTCACCGAAGAAAAGAGTGCCTACAAGGACACGGTACAAGGCAGGCTGGAGCTGAGCGAAGAGATGAACAAGCTCGGCATCAACAACGGAGAGTACATCACAGCCTTTGAGATGAGCGACCTCATCAAGAAGAACCGCTCCTTCTTCACCAGCATCACGGAAGCCATGAAGCTGGTCAGCGAGCTGCGCAACTTCAAAGCCAAGGTCGACAAGGAGATAGAGGCCAGCGACGACAAGCGAGGCAACCGCCGCGTCCTTGCAGCACAGGTCGTCGAGAGCAACCTCCCCAGCTCATTCAAGGTAGAGATACCCGTGTTCAAAGGCCAGAAGAAGCAGGTAATCGAGGTAGAGGTGGAGGTCAACCCGGACAACCTCTCATGCACCCTTGTCAGCCCGGAGGCCAACGACACCGTCCAGAAGGAGCGAGACAGCATCATCGACGGAGTGCTCAGCCGCATAGAGGCTGCAGCCCCGGACATCGTCATCATCGAAGGATAAGACAAACCACAGGAGCCACCGCCACACCCCGGAGGTGGCTCCTTCATACCCAACTAATTATGGCACGACGGAAAGACGAAAAGCGGACATTCATAATGTACGCCGACATTGAAGACCAGCTCCAAGACTTCACAGACGAGGAAGCCGGGCAGATATTCAAGGCACTGCTCGCCTACGCCAACAGAGGAGTAGAGATGCAGACCAAAGACAGAGCCGTCCGATGCCTTTTCAAGAACATCAAGGCCACCATCGACAGAACGGATGAGGCATACGAGCAGAAGTGTGAGACGAACCGACGCATCGCCGAGGAACGCGAACGCAGACGAAGGGAAGCACGTGCGGCAAAAGAAGAAACAGAAGTTCACGACCGTACACAAACGTACACGGACGTACACGACGAAAAAGCTGGTCACCTAATCAACTCATCTCAACACAACTCATCTCAACACAACTCATCTCAACACAACGACAACAATAAAATAGATGTTGTTGTTGTCGGCGACGGCAAACGGAAAGGGCTGGACAAGGAAATCGAACAGATGAAGGGAGCGCAAGTCTGGGCAGAACAGATGCGGATGCGCTACAAGCTGACGCAGGAACAGCTCACGCAATGGCTCGACACTTTCGCACTGGACTGCCAGTGCCGGGGAACGACAGGCCACGATTCGCTCCAGAACGCGCAGCGGCACTTCAACGACTGGCTAAGAATCCAACTAACCAAGAACAGCAATGGAAACGGAAACGGTAACACAGGTAATAGAACGGACGCTCGCCAGCGTCTCACCGAATACGCTGCCGTCGCAGCAGAGTTCAGAGAGGAATCCTACAACGACCTCGCAGGTCGCGGTGACCCTCCAAAGTAGATACGGAAGCCGCCAGCAGTTCCTCGACACCTTCCACATCGACAAGCAGATGAAATACACCGTCAACGCAGACCGCTGCTACTTTGGAACAGCACCGACAATGGGAATGGTGAACGAAGCATACGGGAACAAGACAGCGCAGGAATGGCTCACCGCACAGTTGGCAGACCTTTCAGAGTTCAGCGGAGCGAGAGACAAGATAACCGCCCGGCAAATAAAGCAACTGGCCGACATCATAGCGGATGATTACCACTGGCTGAAGGTAACGGAAATCATGCTGTTCTTCCGAAAGTTCAAGCGAGGCGAATACGGGAAGTTCTACGGAGCCGTTGACCCGCTGACAATCACAACCGCCCTGCGCGAGTTCCTGCGAGACCGCAACACGGCATACTTCAAGCACGAACAGGAAGAGAGGGAAGCCAGAGAAGCAGAGGACAGACGGAAGTGGCTGGAATGGAAGCAGCGGACGGCACTCGAGGCAAAGGACGACCAAAAAGGACAAAAGGAGAAGGAACAAAACGAATGACAAAGTACGAACTGGCGAAGCTAAAGGCACTGGCCTACGTCCTCAGAGAGACGGCAAAGGAATACCCGCACCACAGCCTCGCAAACGTAATACAGCAGATAGAATCACGAATCAACGAACAAATAAAACCAGAGACATGAACATCAAGAACTTACAGAGAGCCGCTGAGATTGCAGAGCAACTCCCGGCATTGGAGGAAGCAAGAAACCTCCTGTCACAAGAGGATACCCACATCCAAGTCGTGGCCGCACCGAAACAGGGCTGCAGCCAGCCCAAGAGGGTGACGATACCCCACAACACCAACTACAACGTCATGTCGGTCATCAACGCCGAGATAAACAGACTTAAGGAGGAAGCCAAAGGACTATGACAGAGCAGAAAGAAAAATCACTATTCTAAACAAAAAACAAACAGCAACAATGAACAACAAAAAAGAGACAACCCAGAAGCACCTCACGGCGAACCAGCTGATAGAGGCAGTACAGAACGCCGACATTACAAAAGGCGAAGCCGTAATCAGCATCATCAAGAAAGCCAACGACGAGGTGCACCTCAAGTGGAAGGGCAGCAGCAAAGCCCTCCTCGACATCACCTACACGATGCTCCAGAACGACATGCACATAGCAGCCATCGTCTGCCGGGCAACCAAGGACTACATCGACAGCCTCAAGGCTACCCCGCAAAAGTGGATGGAGCTGACACAGAGGATAGCAGGCTTCGACGGCACACGCCCCAGCTCGATCGAGACGAGCAGCAACGACAGCGAAGGAAAGGAGGCAGGCCATGAGTAAAGGCAAGAAGAACAAGAAAAGATACCAGCCAGCGAGACACCAGCAGCTGGTACAGCCGCAACAGGCAACCCTCGCCCTCCCAGCCAAAGCAAAGGAGTACCTACAGAGCCTACCAGACGAGATAAAGCAGAGCTGGAAACCCACAAGCCTGCTCGAGGTCGCGCAGATGGCCGAGGTAGACAAGCGAATCGGGCTGCTTCTGAGTGCCTACTACCACATCCACGCCGTGCAGGGATTCCTCACAGGCGAGATAAGCAACTGGCTCGACGGCTTCAACCTCTGGATAAAGGGAGTGCGTCCGGCCATGAACGACGTGGAGCGAGCAGAGGACAGGTTCTACGAAGCCATGCGCACCATCATCGACCCGAACAAGGGAGCCACCCACGAAGACTACATACGAGACGTTGACAGCCTCTTCGAGAAGCTCATGCATTGGGAGGGCATACCGAAGAACTGGCAGATAGGCGACCCGCTGCACGTCAAGAAGCCAAGCGAGCGACCAAAAGAGGACGGAAAGCTGGTGGTCGATGACGGACGCGAAGAGAAGGTGGTGGGAACCGTGACCCTCGAGCCGGAGGTGAAGGAAATCAGACACGCCTACTGCATCAGCCGACTCAACGAAGACGAGACTGCCGACATCGTCAAGGCCGACATCAAGAACTTCGGGCTGGCAGCAGCAGCCGCCAACCGACTCGCCAAGAAAGATGCAGGCCGCATGTACGTGGTCTACGAGCAGACAATCCAGACACAGGAGGTGGCCACCATCAAGCCCGTCAAAGGAACACAGATGCCGAAGGACGGAGGGGCACTGGTAGAGTTCAGAATCGACACAGGAAGCAAGGACACCAAGAAAGGAGGCGAGCAATGAGAATCTACGTCAGCACCCCCATCAACGCCAGACGCGAGCCGACCTTCAAGGAGAAACGAGCAGCCGCAAAGCGAAGGGCAGACATGCTCGCCGCATGGCTGAAGGAAGAATACCCCGGAGCCGTCGTGGTCACACCATTCGATGCTGTGCCGCTCAACACCACGCCGACGGAGCCGGAGGCCATAGGACGAAACATCACCTCACTGCTGACCTGCGACACCATCTGCCTCGACAGGGGATGGACAGGCAGCAAGGGGTGCAACCTCGAGTACAGAGCAGCAAAGCTCTACGGACTGCGCATCATCGACGGCAACGGACAAATACCAGAGTGAGCATGGCATACGAACTACCCACAGGAACGCCCTGCACCGATTGCGCCCACAGCTACGAGAGCATCAACTTCAAGCGGTACTGCCCCATCAAGAAAAAGGCTATCTACGACAACGAACCACCATGCGAGAACCTAAAGCCAAAGAAGGAAAAGGAGAACGGACAATGAGCTACAACCAGAACAGAGACTTCGTCTATTGCGACGGAAGGAACTGTGTCCTCAGAGAGAGGTGCCGCAGGTTCATCGAAGGGCAGAAAATTATTGCCAACAGGAACGGTGACACCAACCAGTGGTACTGGATGCCCAACTGCGACGAAGAGACACGCGAAGCATTTCTGTCGACGTGAAGGGAGGGGGAAGGGGGTGGGTAGCGTTACAGCGGTTAACGGTATGACGCTTTTACGCACACCCGCACGCGAAGGAAGCGACAATGAACAACGAAACGAAAACACCAAAGGAAACGGAAAAATGAACCAAACGAAAGGATTCTACATCGGAATAGACCCAGACGTGGACAAAAACGGAGTGGCCTGCATCGACCTCGAGACGAGACAGGTCACCATACAGACGCTGCCATTCGCACAGACGCTGGATTACCTCCAGCAGGCACAGGCACACGCAACAGCCAACAACATCCCCTACAAGGTCATCATCGAGGCAGGATGGATGAACCAAGGCAACTGGCACCTGCGCCACTTCGACGGCAGGGCAGCGAGTGCCGCCAAGGGCTGCGACCAAGGACGTAACGAACAGACGAGCCGACTCCTTGGAGAGATGTGCGCCCACTACGGCATACCCTACGAACACAAGCGGCCACTCCCGAAGTGCTGGCAGGGAAAGGACAGGAAGATAACGCAAGAGGAACTCGAGCAGGTCACAGGCCAGAAGCTAAAGCGCACGAACCAAGAGGGAAGGGATGCCGCCCTGCTGGCATGGGACAAGGCAGGATTCCCGATGCGCGTCAGCGTCCGTGGCCGAACAGCGAAAATCGACGCTGAAACAAGGAAATCATTTGAAAAATTGCTAAAATAACGTCAAAGTGATTGTAATATAATCAAATTTAACTAACTTTGCAAACGAAACCACAAACGAAAATACAAACGAAAATGGCAAAAGAACAGAACCTCTTCAACGACGAACAACAGGATGCCATCGACATCCTCGGCGACATTGGGAACTTCGACATCCCGGACATCGACATGCCGAACCTCGACTTCTTGCCAAGCGACGAGACGGAAGAGACCCGCTACACGCTGCCCCACCTCGTCCACTACAACGAGGAAGAATTCGTCCTCTACGACAACGCCGTGAAGCTGGCCAAGGAGCTGCGCGTCACGGAGGGGATGAGAGCCGACGCGTTCATAGCGGGCTCCTTCATCTTCGGCGACTTCATCGAGGCGTTCATGACAACCCACAACTGCGGAACCCCGAAGATGACAATCAGCACGCTCAGCATGAGCGAGGAGAACGTGGACAGCCTGCGCACCCTCATGGAGAAGGGCTACGTCGGCGAGCTGAACCTCATCATCAGCGTCTACTTTTGGGGGCATGAGCGGCACGGCATGCTGCCATACATCTACGAGCAGCTCGACATAGACAACAGGTTCCAGCTGGCGGTGGCAGGCATGCACACCAAGACCGTCCACTTCACCACCCACGGAGGCAAGAAGATAGTGATGCACGGCAGCGCGAACCTCCGAAGCAGCGGAAGCATCGAGCAGTTCACCATCGAGGAGAATCCCAAGCTGCACGACTTCTACGAGGAGCAGTTCACCAAGATAATCGACAAATACGCCACCATCAAGAAACCCATCCGCAACAGCAAGGCATGGGATATATTCACCAAGAAGTACTTCAAAGATTAGGAGAACCAGAGCATGGCAACAGCAACAGGCGCAAGTGACGGTGGAGGCCGCAAGTACTCCAGAGCACAGCGAAGCAAGGGTGGCCGGAATGCGGCACTCAGCAAAGCAGCCAAGAGAAGGAGCAGCACACCCAGCTACTCCGGCGGTGGCAGCAGCAGCCTCCCATTCAGCCCGGGAGGCGGTGGTGCACTGCCATTCTGAGCAGCGGCACGACACACAGAGCGGACACCCAGAAGGGCATCCGCTCTCTCCCGTTTAAGACACTACACAAACACAGCACAGCATGAAACAACCAACATTCGAGAGACGATACATCGCACTCAGCCAGCTACAGGCGAACAACGGACAGGTCGAGGGTCTGCCTAAGAACCCGCGCTTCATCCGCGACCAAAAATACAAGGCACTCATCAAGAGCATGCAGGAAGACCCGGACTTCCTCGAAATCCGCGAGCTGGCCGTCTACGACCCCGGCAACGGAAACAACAAGTTCGTGGTTTGCGGAGGAAACATGCGGTACAGAGCAGCCAAGGAGCTGGGATGGGAGGAAGCACCCTGCAAGATTATCCCCACAGGCTATCCGATGGAGAAGATACGACGCTTCGTGCTGAAGGACAACGCATCCTTCGGAGAGACGGACTGGGATGCCCTCATCAACGAGTGGTCGCCGGAAGAGATAGCGTCAGCAGCCATCGACGTGCCGGACATCGCCGACCCGAAGGACAGCGAGGAAGCAGAGGCCGAAGATGACAACTTCGACGTAGAAGCCAACAAACCGAAGAAGGCCACCAGCAGGGATGGCGACATCTACAGGCTGGGAGAGCACAGACTCATCTGCGGCGACAGCACCAAGGAGATGTACCTCGAAGCCCTCATGGAGGGCGAACAGGCAGACCTCCTCGTCACAGACCCGCCATACAACGTGAACTACGAGGCCAAGGGGCACGACAAGATAGCCAACGACAACATGGCTGACGCTGCCTTCGTGGCCTTCCTCGAAGACACCTTCAAGAACGCCAACGACGTGATGCGCCCAGGTGCAGCCTTCTACGTATGGCACGCAGACAACCAAGGCTTCAACTTCCGAACAGCCGCACACAACATCGGCTGGCAGACACGCCAGTGCCTCGTCTGGAACAAGAACAGCTTCACGCTGGGCAGGCAGGACTACCAGTGGAAGCACGAACCATGCCTCTACGGATGGAAGGACGGAGCCGCCCACTACTTCATCAACCGCCGGAACCTTGCGACAATCATCGAGAAGGAGCAGGACATCGAGAAGATGAGCAAGCAGGAGATGAAAGACCTGCTCGAGAAAATCTTCATCGAGCAGCAGCTCCCCACCACGGTCATAGACTGCGACAAACCCGCCCGGAACCCAGACCACCCGACGATGAAGCCAGTACCACTCATAGGCAAGCTCATCAACAACAGCAGCCGACGCAAGGACATCGTACTGGACATCTTCGGAGGCAGCGGAACCACCCTCATAGCAGCAGAGCAGCTGCACCGCAAATGCCGCATGGTCGAGTTCGAGCCAATCTACGTCGACGTAATCATCAAGCGATGGGAAGAGCTGACAGGTATGAAGGCATACCTTGTCCGCAACATCCACGACGGAAAGGAGGTGGAGGAATAATGCCCAAAGGAAAAGAGACGATGGTACCAGCACAGCTGGCCAACCTCGAAAAAGGGAGATTTCAGCCCGGACAGAGCGGCAACCCGGCAGGCAGGAAAAAGGACAGAGTGAAAGCCTTGCTGAAACAGGTGCTGTCGAAAAGCAAGCTAAAGACAGCCGAGGCACTCACCATAGACGAAATCGACACCATCGAGAAGAGCGTCCTCGCCCTTGAGCTGTCCGATATCCAGCTGCTGGCCAAGCACGACAACACCCCGGCCTACATGAAGACCCTCTGCATGGCCATCATCATCGACATGAAGAACGGCCAGACAAAGACCGCCGACCTTCTACGCAGCCGCCAATACGGAACACCACAGCAGAAGATAGACGTCACAACGGGAGGCGCACCACTCACCACAAAGGAAATGACCCCGGAGCAGGCAAAGGCCATGCTCCAGCAGCTCGAAGAGGAATACTGACCCGATGCAGACAGCCGCTACCAGCACAGACATCCGAAAGGCATGGGCAATGCAGGACACACTGCACTTCACACGCTACTTCTTCCGCGAATTGCAGAAGAAGCGGTTCATCGTGGGCGACCACCACAAGGCCGTCTGCGAAGCCCTTGACGAGGTGCTGGCCGGAAAGACGAACAGGCTCATCATCAACATCGCACCGCGCTACGGAAAGACAGAGATAGCCGTGAAGAACTTCATCGCCGAGGGGCTGGCCATCAACCCGGCCGCACGCTTTATACACCTGAGCTACTCCAGCGCACTGGCGATGGACAACAGCGTCGCCATCAAGGACATCGTGACGAGCGAGGCCTTCCGCGAGCTGTTCACCACCCGCATCAAGTACGGAAGCGACACCAAGAACCGATGGGACACGGAACAGGGGGGAGGTGTTTACGCCACATCCACACTCGGCCAAATAACAGGATTCGGTGCCGGAGCCGTGGACGTGCCGGGCGAGCCTTACAAGTTCGCAGGGGCAATTGTCATCGATGACCCCATCAAGCCGGAAGACGCGCTGAGCGACGTGGTGAGAGAGCGGGTAAACAGACGCTTCGAGACAACCATACGCAACCGCGTGAACAGCCGCAACACGCCAATCATCATCATCATGCAGCGGCTCCACGAAAGAGACCTCTGCGGATACTTGCAGGACATCGAGCCAGACGAGTGGAAGGTGGTGAGCTTGCCCTGCGTCTACGAAGACGAAGAAGGAAACCCAAAGCCCCTGTGGCCGTTCAAGCATGACCTCAAAGAGCTGGACAAGATACGCATGGCCAACAGCTTCGTCTACGAGACGCAGTACCTCCAGAACCCGAAGCCGCTGGAGGGATTGATGTACGAGCACTTCCGCACCTACCAGACAATCCCCATCGAGGCGCACATGCCGACCAAGAAGGCATACATCGACACCGCCGACACAGGCGAGGACTTCCTGTGCGCCATCTGCTACGACGAATTTGAGAGCGGATGCTACGTCACCGACATCCTCTTCACAAACAAAAGCATGGAGTACACGGAACCAGAGACGGCACGCATGCTGGTGCGCAACGGCACACAGGAAGTCATCATCGAGGCCAACAACGGAGGCCGGGGCTTCCGGCGAAACGTGGAGAAGTACGTCCGCGAGCTGGGCAACTGGACAATGGCCTTCGAGGACTTCACACAGACGGAGAACAAGAAGGTGCGCATCTTCAGCCACTCAGCGGAGGTGATGCACATCGTGGCCTACCCGGAGGGATGGGAAACCATGTACCCCCAGTACCACTCAGCCATGAGCAGCTACCGCAAGGAGGGCAACAACGAGCACGACGATGCCCCGGACGCAACGACAGGCATCGTCGAGCGGTTCCAAGGCAGAGGCCGCGAATGGACGGAAGAGGAAATGGAGGAAATCGAGGATACAGTCTACTAAACCCACAAACACATAGGAGAACAGCGATGAAGAGATTCAAGTGGAAAGACCCAGACAAGGAGCTGCCGGAAGGCGAGAGCATCGTCCTTGTCGAGACAAGGGAGCAGGGGTGCGAGTACGACCGCCTCTGCACGGCCATCTTCCTGCCGGACACAGGGCAGTGGTTCGAGATGCTCAACACAAACGAGACAGGCTCCCAGCTGATGATTGTGACAGCATGGAGCCATATACCAGAAATGGAGGACAGACTATGAGTAAGATAAAAGAGATAGTCCAGAAGGACAGGCCTGCCGGGGAAATCATCGGCGACCTCAAGCAGAAAACCATCGACGTGCCAGCATGGGGAACACTCGAGAAGGAGTACGACCCACGCAAGCACCCGGTGCACAACACCAAGGAGTACCGCGACAAGGTGAAGAAGGGCAAGACGGAGAAGATGACCCGCATCACCTACGCCATCCAGAAGCAGGCCGTGAAGCGCATGAAGGAGCTGATGTTCACCATTCCCGTGAAGCGCAAGTACACAGCCAAGAGCGAGCAAGAGAAGACCGCCGCAAAAATCATGGAGGCCATCTTCAAGAAGAACCACATCGACAGCGTAAACCTCAAGCGGGCAGGAAAGCTGTTCGCCTCCTGCGAAATCATCACAATCTGGTTCGGACAGCCACAGGACACCGTCTACGCCGGACAGACGAGCAAGCTCAAGCTACGCTGCCGCACCTACAGCCCCATGGACGGCGACGAGCTGTACCCCCTCTTCGACGAATACGACGACCTCATAGCCCTCTCCATTGCCTACAGCCGCTACGAAGGGCAGGACAAGGTGAACTACTTCGACACCTACACCGCAGACCGCCACTACCGCTGGAAGCAGAGAGCAGCCAGCGGCACAGATTGGGAGCTGGACGCTGACGAGCAGATAACCATCGGAAAGATACAGGGCTGCTACCTCAACCGCCCCGAACCCATCTGGGAAGACCAGAGCGAGAACGGCTACGAGCTGGAATGGGCACTCTCGCGCAACGGCAACTACCTACGCAAGAACAGCCGCCCCACATGGGTAGTCTACACCGACAGCTCGCGACCAACCAACCCGAACAAGCAGGAACCCGTCGATGACAACGTAGGCCGCAACGTCCTGCGCTACGGACAGAAAGACCGCGCCGAATACGCCACGTGGCAGCAGGCCATCGAGAGCTTGAAGTTCCACACAGAGGAACTGCGACGCAACATCCACACCACACTCCAACTGCCCGACATGAGCATGGAGCAGATGAAGGCCACGCCCATGAGCGGAGAGGCACGGAAGATGTTGTTCATAGACTGCCAGATGAAGGTGACAGACGAGGCAGGCGACTGGCTCGAGTTCTTCGACAGAGAGGTGAACGTGGTGCGGGCATTCTGCAAAATCATGTTCCCGAAGCTGGCCGCAGCCTTCGACACATTGGTGGTCGAGAACATCATCACGCCATACCAGATAAACAGCCTTAGCGACGACATCAAGGACGGAACCAATGCCACAGGTGGCAAGGCCGTGGCCAGCCGCCAGACGATTGTGCGCCGCCTCGGACTTGTGCCGGAAGAGGAACTGGAAGACGAAATCAAGCGCATTGAGGAAGACGAGACAGCGGCCAACGACCTCTTCAACAACGAACCCACAGAATAGCGACACAAGCCACCGATAGGAGAAACGACAGCCCATGCCCAGGAAGCAGCCCACATACCCAAACCCAGCAACGTTCAACGTCGTTACCTACGACGCACAGCACAAGAAGAACCTCGCAGCCAGAGCCAAGAAGGTCGAGAGGCTCTACAAACAAGCCATCCAGAAGATGGCCGCTGCCGCCCAGCCTTCACTCTTCGGAGGGGAGGCCGGGCAGCAGTTCAGCTGGCAGGACTTCCCGGTACTCGACAAGGAGATGGCAGCACTCCAGAGGGAGCTGGCCAAGGGATTGCAGCTGAACATCGAGCAGGGCGACAAGGAGAGCTGGGCACTCTCCAACGCCAAGAACGACGCAATGGTCGCCTCGATCGTGGGGAAGTCGAAGATACCCAAGGCCATCCTCCAGACATGGAACGAGCCGAACCTCAGAGCCATGAACGCCTTCATTCAGCGAAGGGATGCAGGCATGGGGCTGAGCCACCGGGTGTGGAACCTGACAGACCAGTTCAAGGCAGAGCTGGAACTGGCACTCGAGACTTGCATAGGCAAGGGAATGAGCGCAGCCGACATAAGCCGCGAGGTGCGCCAATACCTCAAGTACCCCGACAAGCTGTTCAGAAGGGTGAGAGACGAGCAGGGCAACCTCCGGCTGTCGAAAGCCGCCGCCGCCTTCCATCCCGGACAGGGAGTCTACCGCTCCAGCTACAAGAACGCCCTGCGCATGACGGCCACCGAGAACAACATGGCCTACCGAAGCGCAGACCATGAACGGTGGGGCAACCTGCCATTCGTGCTGGGCATCAAGATAAGCACCAGCAACAACCACCCCGTCACCGACATCTGCGACGAGCTGAGCGGACGCTACCCGAAAGACTTCAAGTTCGTAGGCTGGCACCCGTGGTGCCGCTGCTTTGCCGTGGCCATACTCGCCGACCAAAAGGAGATGGACGCATACACAAAGGCACTCATGGACGGACAGGACGTGAGCAACTGGCAGTTCACAGGCGATGTGAAGGAAATGCCGGAGCAGTGGAACACATGGATGAAGGAAAATGCGGAGCGGATAGGCAAAGCCGCCAAGGCGGGAAAGCTGCCCTACTTCATCAAGGACAACTTCACAGACGGCGACCCCACGAAGGGATTGAAGTGGATGAGCCAGACACCGCAGGAGCCGAAGAAGCTCACACCGCTGCAGATTGCAGCAAAGAGACATGCCGAAAGGACACCAGAGGAAGCTCAGCGCATCCTTCACGAGTATCGCACAAAGCAGGCCGTCACCAAGTACGGCAACAAAGTCCTCGGCATGGCCAAGGGCATCACTGACATCAGCAACAACAAACTGCGGAAAGCACTCTCCACGGCAGACTACACCACGGCAGAGAAGGAGGCAAAGGCAATCGCAGCCAAGCTGAAGCAACTGAAGGGATGCCAATACGTCGAGAACCCAATAGCAGCATCCAAGTCCTACTCGATGAAGGAGGTCATGGATGCAGACAAGGCCATCGCCGACAAGATGAAGCACTGGGCTACGAAGACGCTGGCAGAGCAGAAGGGTGCCATTGAATACGAAATCCAGTGGGTAAAAGACCACAAGAAATACAGCACATGGCCGCTGGCAGAAACGGCATACACGAAGCAGCTGGCTGTTGTGGAAGACCTTATCGAGTGGGAAGGGTACAAGGCCAAACTCCAAGAGCTGGCTGCATTCAAGACGAAAGACAAGTCCTACCTCCTGCAAATCCAGCTCACAGAACAGTCCATAGTCGCCAAGAACAAGCAGTTCACAGAAAAAGGGCTCAAGCACTTGCAGGACATAAAGGCTAAGAAGGAAGCCGCCAAAGTAAAGAAAGCCCAAGCCCATACAACCGCATCTGCTCCAAAGAAGCTCGACCCAGGCAACACCACGAAGCAAAGCGGACACATTGGAGATGCCCACTCGCTTACAGAGCAGGAAATGAAAGACCTCATCATGAGAGACACCGGGTGCAGCGCAGCAATGGCACAAAGGTACTACGATGCGGTATACGGTTTCAGCTACCAATGGGACTGGGAAATCCGGCAATTCCAGACAGGCAACATAAGATTCACATCAAGGCACGGGCACACCATGAAGGAAATAGAGCGGAGGGCATATGACCTCGAAAAGTTCATCCACGAATCACCAAAGTGGGACGGAGGAACCACCTACAGAGGCATGTCGCTCTCAGATAAAGAACTGGACGAGCTGATAACCAAGCTGAAGAAGGGAGAAAGCGACATGCTCGGCAGCGCATCATGGTCTACCAAACAAGGAACCAGCGAGGGATTCGCAGACTACCATATAGGAGAAACCAGCACGAAATATGGTGACGAGAAAACGAATAGTGTAGTCCTCATCACTGACACCCACAGCAAGGCAACCAGCATTCAGCACATCTCGCATTACGGCTCGAGAGAGGCAGAAGTGCTATCGAGTAAGGACACAAGATGGGAATTCGTGAGGAAATACGAGAAAGAAGGCTACACCTACATCGTGGTCAAACCCGCCAATTAGCGGCATAGAACCTGCGGAATGGAACAACCAAGAAAAGAGGGTCAGCTTCGCTCTGATAACAGAACCGCTCGAACAGCAGAGCCTGCACAGCAAGAGGGGTGCCGTCTTTAAAAAGAGGGTCATCTGGAAAGCCAAGCTGTCGGAACAAAGCAACGGCATCGTTCACAGGCTTCATCTTGTCGGCCAAGAGAGAGAGCACCCACGACTCCTCACATATCCAGCCGAGACGAAACACGCCAGAAGGACAATCGTCCTCCCCCTTGTAGAATTTGCAGCGAGCCAGCAGAGCAGCCCGACGTTCAGATTCAGTTCTTGCCATAGCGGAAAGTTTTTGCAAAGATACACAAAACAAGCCAAACCTCCAAACCAAGGAGCCAAAAACGTCGCAAATTGGCTCCTTTTTGCGTTAAATAACTTTAATTTTGATTATATTATAAACAGAAGTGGAAAAGATTGTGTAACTTTGAGGCCGTAAATTTACAAAATCGATTTTTATGTTTCAACAGATTTTAGACGCACTGGAGAAGAAATATCCGGGGGTCGACAAGAAAATTCTTGAGCGGATGGCCAAGAAACTGGCCAAGACGACGAAGAACGAAGACGACGTTCAAACTGCCGTAGACGGGGTGAGCGTCCAGCAACTCATCGACAGCGAGAGCGACAGACGGAGCAACGAGGCTACGGACACAGCTATTCGCAACTACGAGACAAAGCACAACCTCAAGGACGGCAAGCCCGTGAAGACGGATGACGACGATGACGACGAAATCGACGACGATGACGACGACCCATCGGCAGATGACGGCAAGCAGGGCAAGCAGGGGGACAAGAAGAAGGCCAAGCTGACGAGAACCGAGAAGATGCTGCAACAAGTGCTGAAGCAACAACAAACGCTCACTGAGGAGCTGACGCAGATGAAACAGGAGAAGGTAGGCAACAGCCGCAAGGCCAGATTCGAAGCACTTCTGAAGGATGCCGACGAGAAGGTGCGCAATCGGTACATGAGAGACTACGACAGGCTGACGTTCAAAGACGATGCCGACTACGACGCATGGCTGGAAGACATCACTCCCACCATCGAGAGCGACATCAACGACGCGAAGGCCGCAGGCGGGGTCTCCACGCCACCGAAGGGAGGCAAGCAGACAGGACGCAAGGAGGGTGAGGTAGACCCGGCTGTGACAGCGTACCTCGACACGACTGCAGCCAATGAGAGCGGCAATACGTTCTCCGGCATAGCAGGACTGCCACAGGCTCCGGCACCACAAGCCGCACCAGTCGCCAAGTAGGCAAGCCGACCAAAACGAGAGAGATAACACGAAGTCGGACAACACAAACACAAAAGAACAATGAACCGAAACTTCAAGTTCAACCCAGCAGAAGCAGCCGACCCCATCTACTTCGAGCAAGTATTTGCAGAGAAGCCGGGAGGAGGCCTGCTCGCAAACCCGGACTTCGACGTACCGAAGTCCGTAGCTGTCGGCAAGAACGACAGCGGACTGTACGCCCCCATCAAGGCGTACCGCCTCGTAGAGGCAGCAGCAGCTGACGCCACCACCATCAAGATTGCTAAGGGTAGCGGTGTCAAGGAAGGAGACGTTCTCGCCACAGGCAAGAAGGGTGTCGCATGCACCGGCGTAGACACCACGACCTCGGACGATTACGACGTGGTGACCGTCGCACTCGGCGTAGCAATCACCGCCGGGAAGGTGCTGTACGAGGCAAAGGCAGCAAGCGCAACAGCAGCCAAGCCGAAGTACACCCCGGAGTACATCCTCGGCACCTACGTGCCAGCCAACGAGGGCGACTTCGAGGTGCGCCTTATCAACGGAGCGAACCTCCGCAAAGAGACCGCCAACGTCGCTGACGAGGTGGTGGAACTGATGAAGAGCATCGCGCTCGTCTAACCCAGAGACACAGAACAAACGAAAAAAGGAGATTTAGAAAATGGCAATGAACGCACCACTTTTCGACATCGACATCCCCGGCATGCAGGCGACCGTGAACAAGTTCCAGCCGGGACAGGGCTTCGTATGGAGCCGCCTGTTCCCGCTGAAGTACACACGGAAGTTCGACATCAAGGGAATCGAGGGCGACGATGGCATACCCGTCGCCGCAGACCGCGTAGCCTTCAATACCAAGGCTCCGAAGAAGACCCGCAAGAAGGTCGGCAACTGGAGCGGAAAGCTCTCGAAGTACTCGGTGAGCCGCGAGAAGGACGAAATCGAGATTAACGAGTACCAGGACGCACAGACGCTGGCCAACGCCGCCACGGAGAACCAGCAGGAGAAGCAGGAACTGGTACGCATCGTCTACGATGACGTCACCTTCTGCCGACAGGCCATGGACGCAAAGGTCGAAATCGACTCAATGCGCATCGCCTCCAGCGGCATCCAGAGCTTCCCCGCCAGCATTGAGGGCGAGATGGCCTCGCAGGACATCATCAACTTCAACGTGCCGGAGAAGAACTTCGTGGGCTACGGTGTCAGCACCAAGACCGTGAAGAAGAGCGGACAGACAACCACGGTGAAGACCGCCGAGTGGGATGACGTGGAGAAGGCCGACGGACTCGGCGACCTCATCGCAGCCCAGACGCTCATCAAGAACCAAGGACTGCCAAAGCCCCGCTTCGCATTCATGGAGCTGGCCAAGTTCCAGCAGCTCTGCGCCCAGCAGGCCACCGTGCGCCGCCTGTTCCCGAAGGTCACCGACCTTGAACGCATCACCGCCGAGGAAATCAACCTCACCAGCATCAACGCCTACATGGACAAGGCAGAGAACCAGTTCCCGCACATCGTCATCCTTGACACCTACGCCACCATTGAGCACAAGGATGGCAGCAAGGATACCATCAAGCCATGGAACGAGAACGTGGTCACCCTCTCGCCCACCATCCAGCTGGGCTGGACGTACTACAAGAACGTCCCCATGGTGCAGAACACCGAAGCCCTGCAGGTCTACGGAGGCTTCTACAAGGTCACCCGCTACAGCGAGGTGAACCCGATGCTCGAGGTAACGATGGCCGAGGCATACGTCCAGCCCGCCCTCATCAACCGCCAGAGCCTCGTGTTCCTCAACACGATGGCCGAGACGTGGAACAACGGCGACGCAGACGAGTGACCCTAACCCTCTAAAGCGACAAGACGATGACTATCAGCGCAGCACTCAAGTCAATCAGCAACTACCCCATCCCCTCGTCGGTCATTGACAACGTGGCCGACGAGGCAGGGATAGCAGACACCACCCAGACGGCGACAAAGGAGATACGCAAGAGCAGCGACTTCAAGCGGGCAACCGCCTACGTCTACCGATTCCTTGCCGACGCTCCGAACATCACGCAGGGAGGCATCAGCTATACGTTCAGCGAAGACGAGAGGTCGCGCTTTTCCAAGAGAGCAGCCGCAATCCTCGACGAGCTGGGAGAAGGCGACCAAGCCGACATCCAGTGCGGATACATGGGGGAGGAATTCTGATGATTATCGAGAACGGACACATCCAGACGCTCACCACGACGGGAGGGGGCATGCTCCACGGCATACCGCAGCCCGTCGTAGAGCAATGGAGCGACCCAATCCCCTGCAATATCAGAAAGAACAAGAGCGACCACAAGGGAACCTACACCGACGGAAAGTTCATTCAATGCGCAGCCGTCCTGCTCATAGAGCCGCAGGAATTCACCGCGAAGCGCATCAAGGTAACGGACAACCGGGAAAACGAGCTTGGAGAGTTCGAGGTGCAGGACGTTCAATACCTCCACGCAGTCGAGGCTTTGCAGATAACGGTAGGATGAAGCCATGCCAGTGAAGAACAACATCGACGCTGCAAGGATAAGGCAACGCATCGAAGCCGCCATCCAGAACCGCACAAGAGCCATCGTGGCGCAGCTCTTCTACATCGGAGAGGAATGCCTCGCCAACGCCAGAGCCAACCACCTCTACCTCAACCAGACAGGCAACCTTTGCAGCAGCATCGGCTACTGCGTCATAGTGGACGGAGAGATAGTCCACGAAGGAGAATGGAGGCAGGTGGCAGGCAAGCAGGGCAACGGACAAGAGGGCAAGCAGAAGGGCATGGAGTACCTGCACAGGCTGGCAGCGGAACAGCCAGCACAAGGGATAACCTTCATGATGGTGGCAGGAATGCCATACGCCCAATACGTAGAGGCCATGAGCCTCGACGTCCTCGACACCAGCCAGCAGATGGCAGAGACGAAGATAAAAGGCATGCTCAACAGGCTGTTCAAGCCAACAGCATAGGAGAAGGAACAAGGAACAATGGCAGTCAAAGGAACGACACAGATAGAGCTGGCGATGTACGCAGCACTTGAGGAACTGATGCGGCAGAGCATCAGAGGCACGTTCTACACGGAAGGAACACGCCCCCTCACAGCAGCCACCGAGGATGCAGTGCTGACGGTCTCAAACGCAAGCAGCGACCAAATCGAGGCTGGCCACGCCAGAATCAACATCTACGTGCCGGGCATCAACAACGGAGGCGAGAGCAAGGTGCCGGACAAGGCGCGACACCAGCAGCTCGAAGCACTCGCACCAGACATCGTACGGACGCTCAACGCCGCCGACACAGACTACCTCTTCGACTTGCTGCAAGCCCCAAGGACAATACAGGTGCCGGGAAAGGAAGAATGGATCGTCAACATCGCACTGAAATTCAAGTACACAACATTCAACGAATAGGAGAAACGAAACATGGCAAAGCAGAAAGTAATCGCCGCATGGTCGAAGTGCAAGGTCGAATTCGGCACCACAGGCGACAATGACGAATTCGCCGCCGAGCTCATCGACGTGGGCGTCATCAAGGACAGAACCACGGAGCTGACGGCAGAGGACGGCGACACACTCCAGCTGGTGGCCACTGGTGGCGAGGTCGTGGCCGAAGACCAGAACGAAGGAACGCTCCAGCTCCAGACGACGGTCATCGAGCCGACCCCGGCTCTCTACACCGCCCTCGGCATTGCGGAGGCAGAGGTCAGCGGAGAGCAGAAGGTGAAGACCCACATCGTGCCGGGCGACAAGTCCGTCAAGGTGACACCCAAGAACAAGGGTGCCAAGGGCATCAAGGCTCCCCTGTGCCGAATCTCGGTGCAGCCCACCTTCGACGAGGAAAGCGGTAACGCCCTCATCCTCACCTTCAAGATTTTCAAAACCACAGGCGTACCCGAGACCCCGGCAACCCAAGAGGAACCAGCCAAGGACAACAACTACTGGTACAGCCGCTTCACCACCACGGAAGCCTTGCAGTAAAAAACTTTTTTTTCATACGTTTAAATTAAACCTCGACAAAGGGGCAGGCCGGACGGAAAGAGCCGTCCTGCCCCTTTCCAATAAGGAGGGCAACAGCAGCACAGCGGAGCGAGACCGCACCACTCCACCAACAGACACAAGCACAGAATATGGAAGACAAGAAAACGATAGAACAGCAGGTGGCCGAAGCCATTCTACAGAGAGCCACCGCCACCATAGAGATAGCCGGGAAGAGCTACGACATAGCACCGCCCACCCCGGCGACGCTCATCCTCGTCTCGGAACTGACGGCACAGCTGCCAACCATCGACAGGAACACCAAGGACATCCTCGGAGAGACCCTGCGCACCGCCAAGGACAGCAAGGTACTCGGAAGGATAGCCGCCACGCTCATCCTCGGAGCAAAGCGCATCCGGGAGGCACACACCGTCACCATAGGCACGACCCGTCGATGGAGCTGGCGCAGGCTGCGCTTCGAAACCACCGAAGAGACGATGCCGGAAGTGGACTTCATAGCAAGGACAGTCCTCGAAGAGGTCAGTACCGTCACGCTCGCCAAGGCCATCGGCCAGCGGTTCCTCGACATGCAGGTGGGTGATTTTTTCGGGCTTACCACTTCCCTGTCAGAAACAAACATCCTAAGACCCACAAGGGAAGTGGAACAGACAGCATCTGGGGCATCGTCATAGGATGGGCGAAAACCATCGGCGAAACCCCGGAGCACATTCTGTACAACTACAGCTACCAGAACCTCCTGCTCTTCGGAGCCGCCACGCCGCAATACGACGATGAGGAAGATACATGGGATGAGAGCAAGGACTGGAACAACCCAGCAAACAATACGGACACGACAACCTCCACGGAAGAGGAAGAATTCATAAAGGAGTTTTAGCAGATGACAACCGACAACGGAGCTGAGAGCTTTTCGATACGAGTAGACAACTCGCAGCTGGAGAGAGACGCAGCAAGAGCCACCAATATCATCGCAGGAATTGGTGACAAGGCCGTCGAGCAGGGGCAGCGCATAGACGATGCCTTCCGGCAGCTGGGGAGAGCCATAGCCCCGGCCTTTGCCGTCGGCTCCCTCATTCAGTTCGAGAGGCAGATAGTCAGCGTCAGAAGCGAGATGGAAGCCCTGCAAATCAGCTTCGAGACGCTGGCCGGAACCCAGATGGGCAAGCAGCTCTATAACGACATCAAGCAGTTCGCAGCCACCACCCCGATGATGATGGGCGACCTTGCCAAGGGAGCACAGACCCTTCTCGGCTTCAACATCGAGGCAGAGAAGGTCATGCCCATCCTCCGGCAGATTGGCGACATAAGCATGGGCGACTCGCAGAAGTTCAACAGCCTCGCGCTGGCCTTCGCACAGATGAGCAGCACAGGCAAACTCATGGGACAAGACCTCCTCCAGATGATTAATGCCGGATTCAACCCGCTGGTCATCATCGCAGAGAAGACAGGAAAGACCATCGCTGAGCTGAAAGACGAAATGTCGCAGGGCAAGATAAGCGTAGAAATGGTCGAGGATGCCTTCAAGACGGCCACCAGCGAGGGAGGCAAGTTCAACGGCATGCTCCAGCAGCAAGCCAAGGGCATGAAGGGAGCAATCGCCCAGATGGAGGGAGCAATCCAGAACACGCTGAACGACTTCGGCGAAGCCCAGGAAGGGGTGCTGGTCGACGGCGTGCGGCTCGTGACCAAAGCCATCGAGAACTACGAGGTCATCGGCAAGACCATCCTCACCATTGCCGCCGCATACGGAGGATGGAAGGCCGCACAGATGGCCGTCGTGGCCTACCAGAACGTCATCGCCCGGAACCAAGCGACGATAGAGGCAGAGCGGGTGGCCAGCCTACAGGCCATAGCGGAGGCACAGATGGCAGAGGCAGCAGCGGAGAGTGGCGACACCACCGCAACGCAAGCCAACACCGCCGCGAAGACCGGGAACACCACGGCCACCGACGCACAGATAGCCGCCATAGGGCGAGGGCTGCAAGCTAAACTCGCAGAGGCAGAGGCCAACCTTGCGGTCGCCCAGACAGAGGCACAGCTGGCCGCAAACAGGCTAAGGGAGGCACAGGCGAGCACAGCATACTACGAGCGGCAATACCAAGCCGCGCTCCTGCTCGGTGATGGCGAGAGGATAGAGGCCGCAGAGAACGCGCTGAACACCGCAGCATCGAGCGAGAACGCAGCAGCCAAAGCAGCACAGGCAGCACAGGACAATGTAGCCACAGCAGCGAAGACGAGGGAGGCAGCAGCCACTCGTCTCGCATCCTTCCAGACACAGGTAGACACCGCCAATAAGACCGCCAACACAGCGGCCACAGGGCTGATGGCCTCGGTGACACGCGCCGCGACAGCCGCCATGAACGGACTCAAGGCAGCGATGGCGTCAAACCCATTCGGACTGGCACTGGTGGCAATAACCACCATCATCGGCGCACTAAGCCTCTTCACCAGCGAGACGGAGGAATCCACAGAAGCCCTCGACAAGCTGAGAGACGCAGCCCTCGAAGACACCCAGAAGGTGGCCACCTACCGTGCCGTCTTGGAGAACGTCGACAAGACCTCCAAGCAATACCGCGAGACGCTCAAGAACCTCAACTCTACGGCAGAAGAGTACCACACAACGCTCTTCACAGAGAACGACACCGTAGACGAGCTGAAGGACAAGTACAACGAACTGACGGAAGCCATTCGTGCCAATGCCGCAGAGCGCATCCTTTCAGAGGCAGCGAGCAAGGCCACCAAGGACTCCATGGACAAGGAAAAGGAGGCCATGGACGAACTGATAGAAGAAGCGAAGGAGGCCTCCCACACGGTCATTGAATACGGAACGGTGGACGCTGGCGACGGAAAGACGATAGCAGGCTACGAGGCCGTCGAGAAAGCGAGCACGAACATACGCAACCTCACCACCGCCACATGGAACCAGATATCGGCCACCGTCATGGAGAACGCCCGGAAGATGGCCGATGCCTTCGAGGAATCCCCGGAGAAGGGAGAGCAGGCCGTGAAGGAAATGGTCACACAGATAGAGGGTATTCTCCGCTCCCTTGGAGTAACAGACAAGGAAATAGAAGCCTTCCACGACACCCTCTACGAGTACGTCGAGGATTCAGCCAAGGGATTCAAGGACGCATACAACGAACTGGGCAGAACCGAAGCCCAGCTTCGAGGCATTGCCGCTGCAGCTGTAGACACCAAGGACATCACCAACGATGCCATCGACAAAATGAACTACGAGCAGCTGCAAGACGAGATGGTGAAAGTCCAGCGAGAGATAGACGCAATCAACGCCAAGAAGCTGTCCCCGGACGTGGACACCAGCCGACTCCAGACACTCATGGACATGCTGGAACGGATAAAGGGGCTCATACCCTCCCAGCTCACGGAAGGGTCGGACTCAGCCCTCGAGAAACGGCTGAAGAAACTGAGGGAAGAGCGAGACGCGCTCGTCTACGGCTCGGATGAATGGTCGGCAAAGAACAGGGAGGTGGGCACCCTCCAAGCCACCCTCAACGCCCACAAGAAAGGCTACGCCGAGAACAGGGACAAGACGAACAAGGCTGGCGAGACCGCCGCACAGCGCGAGGCCAAGCGCAGGAAGCAGCAGCAGGAATACCTCGAGGAACAGCGCGACCAAGCAACGGAGCGCATAAGGCAGGAATTCGAGCTATGGAGCGACACCGAAGCTGCCGCCATCGAAGCCATGCGCGACGGAACACAGAAAACCATACGACAGATAAAGCTCGACTTCGCCAAGCGGAAGGAAGAGCTGCGCCGCCAGTACGAAGACATGCGTCGCCAGAAATGGGAGGAAGACAAGCGTCTGTGGGAGGCCAACCCCGCCAACAAGAACAAGGAGTTCAAGGGCAACCTCGATGACGCGAAATACGACCTCACAGACAGTGAGAAGCGTCAGCTCGAAAGCCAGATGGAGTCCGCACAGCAGCTGTTCGACATGCAGATACAAGAAGCCCTCGACGGCGAGAGGCAGATGATGCTGGACTACCTCAAGGAGTACGGAAGCCTCCAAGAGCAGAAAGCAGCCATCGCAGCCGAATACGCCGAGAGGATAGCCAAGAGCCAGGACGCATGGGAGAAAAGAAGCCTCGAAGCAGAGCGCGACAAGAAGGTGAGCGAGATAGACTTCAAGGCACTCCAGAAGGAAATCAACTGGGAGCTGGTCTTCAACGACCTCGACAAGATAAGCACCGACGCGCTGGCCAGCCTAAAGCAGAAGCTGAAGGACGCGCTCAACAGCAACGACATCACCCCGGAGAACGCGAAGGTGCTGGCAGAGAAGATAGGGGAGATAGAAGAAAAGATAGCCAGCCGCACCGACATATGGTCATCGCTCATCCCTGCCCTGCGGGAGCGAGTAAGGCTCACCAACGAGGCCGCAGAAGTCGAAGAACGGATAAGGGCTGCAAGGGAAAAGACAGGCAACCTCCAAAACACCGCCATAAGCCAGATAGCCAGCATCACAGGAACGGGCGAAGGAGGAATCCGCCAGCAGTGGAACACCATCGGCAGCAGCAAGCCGGAAGACATCCTCGCCTACTTCGGCATCGACGGAACCACCGACGCTGGCAAGCAGCTCACAGGAACGCTGGTAGACCTCGCAAAGGCCACAGAAGACGCGACAGAGGCTGAGAAGCGCAAGAGCGTCATCAACGACATGCTCAAGGGAGGAAAGGTCGGCGACATCTTCAACAAAGCCGTCGAGAACGGAGGTGGCGGTGCAATGGGCATTATCAGCGTCGTCAACCAGAACGCCCAGAGCATGGCAGAGACCGTGGACAAGTTAGGACTTGAAACTACTGACTTCGGACAAGCAGTCCACGGATTTGCAGACGGCGTGGGAGGTTTCAGCAACGCAATCCAATCCCTCGCAAGCGGTGACATCTTCGGAGCCGTGAACGGAGTCCTCGACGGAATAGCCGGATTCGGAAAGATGGGCATCAACGCCCTCATAGGAGGTGGCAATGAAGAGGAAAAGGAAAGCGAGATAGCCGAGCTCACCAAGTCGCAGAAGCGGCTGACAGAAGCCATCGACAGCCTCGCAGAGAAAATCGTAAAGAGCGACGCGACCAACCAGCAGAGCATCGAATACTATAAGCAAGCCCTCCAAGCTGAAAAGGATTGGGAAGAGAAGCAGCGCAGGAAGATAGATGACCGCGCCAGCGAGTATGCAAACACCGGCTACGGATTCCTTGGGCTGGGTGGCAAGTCCAGCTTCAACGCGCACATGGCCGGGAACGGCTGGCAAGGATGGAAGACCTTCTCCGACATCCTAAAGCAGCACCAAGGCGAGAACGGAGTGACCCACGACAGCGTGAACAGGGGCAGCATCTGGAACCTCACCCCGGAAGAGATGCGCCTGCTCAAAGAATTCGCACCGAAGGAATGGGAGGCACTCTTCAACGGCGACGGACACCGCAACCCGGAAGACCTTGTGAACGAGTACATCGAGCGGGCAGGCAAGCAGGATGAGCTGACAAGCGCACTGAACGAGAAGCTGACGGGCTACGATTGGGAAGGATTCCTCAACTCCTACAAGGAGCTGCTGAAAGACCTCGACAGCACCACGGAAGACTTCGCAGGCCACATCAACGAACTCATCACCAACGCCCTGATTGAGAGCTTCGTGAACGAGGAACTGAAGAAGGACATCGACGAGCTCTACAAATACATTGCAGAGGCAGCGACAGACGGCATCGATGCACAGGAACAGGCGAAGATAGACAAGATGAACGATGACATCGCCAACAAGAGCCTCGCATGGCGACAGCGCATGGTGGACGCAGGCATGATACGCCCGGACGCTGAGAGCTACAGCCAGAGCGGGAGCAGCCGAAGCCTCTCCGGCATGAGCCAAGACCAAGGCGACGAGATGAACGGAAGGTTGACCGCCGTACAGGTGGCCGTCTACGGCATCTTCGAGGAAGTCCAGCAGCAGAGCCTAAACCAGTCGGCCATAGCCCGGAACGCCGCCAGCATCGCCAGCACGATGAACGACCTCATAGACCTGCAGACGGACGCAGTGGACTACCTCTCGAAGATAGAGAAGCACACAAGCGTCCTTCCGGCCATGAGGACGGACATCGCCAAGATAAAACAGAACACAGCATCGCTAACCACCAAGAAATAAGGAGCAGCCATGAGAGGTGAACTATTCATAAACGGAAAAGATGCCTACACCCAGTGGGGGGTCATTGCGAGAGAAACCACCATCACGGCACTCATCGAGCCGGAACCGCTAAAGAACCCGGTCGAGAACAAGTCGGCCAGCGAGAACGGCAAGAGGGTGAGAGGGGAGCAGGCACCGAAGGTCGACGAGCGAACCGTCAACCTTTCCATTCAGATAAAGGCCAGCGACAGGGCAGACCTCATCGCCAAGGTCGCCAGCCTAAAGACGGAGCTGAAGAAACGCCGCGTCGAGATAACCACCAAGTACGAGAGCGGAGTGGTCTACCGCATGGACTACCAGAGCTGCCGACAGACACGCTCGCTCTTCAACAGGCTCGCCGCATTCAGCATACAGCTGAACGAGCCGAACCCGGCAAACAGGGGAACGGAGGACACCGACACCTATGAGAATAACGATATTTGACAAACAGGCGGAAAAGGTTTGCAACGTCCCCGTGGACACAGGCAGCACCTACTACTGGAAGCTGATGGAGGAAGAATACCTCAGCATCAACTTCCAGAGCCAGACCGTCCTGCCGCTCAAAAAGGGGCAATGGTGCTACGTGGACGACAGGCTCGGTCGCTTCGAGATAGTGGAGCAGCCAAGGCCGGAACGCGCAACCAGCGCAGACGGCTACGACTACACCCTGCGCCTTGACAGGCCGTGGGCGAAATTCAAGAACCGCATCTACTTCTTCAAGAGGGGAACGGTGGGAGGAATGGAAGCCAAGTGGAGCCTCACGGACACATTGGAACACCACGCCGCCGTACTGCTCGACAACCTAAACAGCCTCGGCTTTGAATACAACGGAAGCCCATACGAGGTGGCCATCAGCGAGGCCATCCCGCAAGAGACGAGCAAGCTGGTAACATTCGACAAGACCAGCATCCTCGACGCGATGACGGCCATAGCCCAGGCATTCGAGTGCGAGTGGTGGATAGACGGAAAGACTATCCACTTCGGCAAGTGCGAGACAGGCGAGGAAATCACGCTCGAGGTGGACAAGGAACTGAAAGCACCCCTCACCCGGCAGGATGACAGCACGGAGCGTCACGGCACACGCCTCTACGCCTTCGGCTCCACACGCAACCTCAACGACAACTACCGCCGCGAGCTGAACAACCCCTTCACGATAGGATGGAGCCAGCGCATCTACAGCAACAAGATACGCTTCACGCTCGCAGCACCGGGAACAGGCACAGGCATGAACCCACACCTCACCAAATGGTGGAGCAGCCACTTCATGATAAAGCTGAACTTCGCGCCGTTCATTGGAAAGGTTTTCAAGTTCACCATAGCAGGGGGAGGCGAATACACAGGCGAGGGCGACTACGGTGGCCAGTACTGGTGCAGGTGGCAGAACAACCCCGTCTTTGAAATAGACCTCGGAGGCTACGCTACCAGCCAGATACGAGCCACACCAGGTTCAAACAGCGCGACGTTCATCATCGGTGACCCGACAGGCGACCAACCAGACAGCGGAGCATCGACATGGATAACCAGCTGGGAGCATGAGGCCATCGACGTGTTCTCATTCGCCGACATCAAGCTCCAGCAGAAGGCCGTCACCAGCCGGAGCACGCTCGCCAAGACGAGCGACGGAACAGAGCACACCTTCGAGTACGTCGGCACGCTTTACGATAAAGACCACAACCCCATCCACCAAGGGGAAGAGTTGTACCGAATCACAGACGGAACGGCCAACCCCACCGCGAACACGAAGGTCACGCTGGCGCACCTTGCCACGGCCTACGTCAACAGGCTCTACACCACACCCATCGACGGAGAGGCCGACGTGGCCATACAGGGCATCGCCCAGACAGCCCTCAAGATGCCAGCCGGAGTACCATACATCGACAGCGAGGACAACCTCGACGAAGACGAGGTGACGGAAGTCATCAAGCAATACGACGACATCTACCCACGCGCCCTGCTCACCATTGAAGACGTGAAGGAGGTCGACGCACAGACCGTAGACGAAGACACCAAGAACGTCACCTATTGGAAAGCCTATCGCATCAAGGCCAAGATGCAGGACGGCTCGCCATTCAACTTCGACAGCGAGTACATCATCCCCGGCGACGACAAGCCGCTGAGCGTCCACTTCCAGAGCGGCAAGCTGAACGGCATGGACTTCGAGGTGAAGTTCAACCCGGAGAACGACAGCAGCGACACTCGCACCTTCGAGATTGTCCGCAACGACACCTACACCCTCGAGCTGCCAAACGAGAACGCGAAGCCGGAGGTAGGCGACACGCTCTACATGTACAACATGGACGTGACCTTCATCGACGAGACGCTCATAGGGGCAGCGGAAAGAGAGGTCGAGGCAAGGGCAAGAAAAGACATCGAGGAACTGCGGAAAGACGATGGCACATACACAGGCAACACCGACCCAGTCCTGTGCGAGGCCAAGAAGATAGACCTCCCCTACGGCCAGCGAGTGAAGCTGGTCGCCCCGGAGTATTTCAGCAGCAAGGACAACCACAGCCGGAGCAGCCGCATCATCGCATTCAGCAAGAACCTCGAAGACCTCTACGATGCAGAGTACACCATCGGCGAGAGCGCAGCATACAGCCAGCTGGGAAGCCTTGCCGACGAGCTGGAAGAGACCGTCTACTACAACGGCCAGATACGCAACAGCAACGACCGCACCATTAGCATAGACCTCTACAACCGCAAGATTGCAGACCTTCAGCAGCAGGTGAACCAGCTGCGCTCAACACTCGACACGAAGCTGAGCCGGACAGAGCAGGACAAGGCCAAGGAACAGATAAACTTTGCCAAGGGAATAACCCTCGGAGAATACGTCAGTGGAAAATTCGGAAGCGGTGGCCAGATAGACCTCAACGGACACGGAGAGCTGGCCAGCCTCACGCTGCGGGAATTCCTCGAAGTGCCGGAGCTGCGATACAACAGGGTCAACATACAGGTGGGAAACAGCTGGCGAGCCCCCGGAGGTGGCATCGTCTACAGCGTAGTGCCAGACACCGACAGCCAAGGGAACGAATTGGCAACAGGCATTATCACACTGCACCTCGAAGACGGAGAAATAGGCACGATAGCCGTCGACGACATTTGCCAAGGCATCTACCACGACGGCATGACCTTTGAGAACAACGCAGAGGCAGACTACGACGACAGCATCGGAAACTTCAAGTTCGCAGGTTTCTATACATGCTACTTCCGCATAGTGGAGATTTTGGAGGAAGGCCAGCGCAGCGTCTTCCGATACGCACTGCGACCAACGAGCGAGCGATGGCCGCACAGCCTGCACCCGAAGCCTGCAATGCACTTCGTGGCCTACGGCAACTTCACAGACAAGGAACGCCAGACGAGCCGATACAGCACACGCACCTACGAGCGATACCTCAAGGACGTGGACAACTGGGAGTTCACCAAGACGATGATAGGCGCACAATTCGGCGACCTCACGAACCTCGACGCTTTCGGCTACGACATGAAGGGGTACTCGGCATACCTCAACAACATCTACATGAGCGGCACAATCCAAGAAATGGACGAGCTGCCCATACGGATAGAGTGCACCGACACAGGCGACGGATTCCTTGGATTCGGAGAGAGCTGCGTCCTCGAGTTCCGCGTCAAGCAGGGCTGGAAAGACATCACGGACACGGTGACGAGCTGGTCGATTACCAGAGACAGCGCAGACCCTCCCAACGATGCAGCATGGAACCTCTCGGCCAAGGCGCAGGCATTTGACGGAACGATAACAATAGCCTTCACCAAGCAGGAAAACGACCTTGGAGTGAACGCCCTCGTACTGAGCACCATCTTCTACGTCGAGGCAAAGGGCGAGACAGGAACGCCGATAGCACAAGCACACATAACCTTCTAAAACAAGGAGAATAAAATGGAGATAACAAGAAAAAGAATCAGAAAGGACTTCGCGCCATTGAACGCTGCCGTCTCGCTGGTCTGCCGCACCAACGGCTCACCCATGACACAGACGTTCAACGGAAAGACAGGAAGCTACGAGCCGAACAGACAGCTCACGCCGACGGTTATCCTCCCACAGGTGACCGTCAACGCCAACGACGGCTCCCTGTCAAGTCCCTACGGAAACGCCATGCTGGCGAGCATGCAGTGGCTGGTGAACGGAGTGGACATCACCACTATCGAGGACGCGCCGGGAGAGGAAGCCCAATATAAATGGCAGGGCAACTACACCATCCGCATGGACGGCTCCAACAGGGGGGCACTTGAGCTGAGACGGAACGTGAAGGTGAGCGAGAAGTTCGAGCTTCAATTCAAGGGGGTGATTGCAGACCAAAGGCTGGGCGTGACAATCCCGATCGAGACGGACACCGTGACGCTGGCCACCAACGACGCGAGCGAGGATGACTACGCCATAAGCCTCGGCGAGGACACCATCATCCAGTACGACCCGTCGAAAGACAGGCTGCACCGCTACAACTACAAGGTGGCACACGGACTCACGACGGCAGACCCGCAGACGGAAGTGGACGTGACAGACGAGAACGCCTACCGCCGCGACATCCCCGTGTTTCTGTACAGGGGAGCAAGCCTTTGCACGGAAGCCTTCACCTTCAAGGTCTACAGGGTGAACAGCACAACCAGCTTCACACTGATAGACCCGACGGCTGACGACAACGAGCTGATAGAAGTCACCCAGAACAGCATCACACTCGACCTGCGGCTCATCACCAAGGCAGACTACCTCGTCCGCGCCTACATCGCCAACAAGGAGGTGGCACGGCAGCAGTTCAGCGTGAACAGGCTCTACCCGGTCTACAGAATCAGAACCACCAACGGAACGGCCATCGCCCCGGACGAGATAGAGCGATACGACGAAGCCATGGTAGACTGCGACGGCAACGTAGTGGAGTGCCCGGAAAGCATTATCAAAATGATTTGGAAGACGGACACCGCCGCCAAGACAGGCGTGACGCACAACGAAGGAGGCACGACACTCTTCATGCTCGAGAAGACAGGCATCGGCAACACCTACACCGATGACTGGCTCGATACCTACATAGACGCAGAGCACAAGCCAGCGCACGGCATAGCAGCTGACAGCAGCGGAAACATCTACACAGACGAGAACGGAACACCCTACATATTCAACTGACCGACATGAAGTACATCATCGCAGACAAAGGAAAGGCAGCGGACGTGGGATTCAAGACAGAAGACCACCGCCGCAAGGGGAACCAGATTCTCCTCAACGAGAAGGAGGTCATGAACAACGGCACACTTCAAGGAACGCTCAAGCAACGCGTGAAGGCACTCGACGGCATGACCTACACAGAGAAACAAGTAATAATCGAAATCAACAATGGAGGTTGGATTTAAATGAACAGCTACAGCGCACAAGGAAGCATCACCATCAAGCGACTCCGAAACGGTGACACGCTCTTCATCAGCTTCGACAACAACGGCAACCCGCTCTACCAAGGAGTAGACCCAGTAAGCGGAGCAGTAAGCCCGGACTGGACAAACCCGGACAACCAGCCCATGCTCACCCCGAAGGTGACAACTGCAAGAGGTGCAGCCATCACCTTGTCGAACCACGCATGGAAGTACAATGGCAACGACCTCGTCTTCAACGGCGAGACAGACGGCGACTTCGTGAAGGACAGCACAGGCAAGTTCGAGATGAACCCCAGCACAGGGGCACTGAAAATCATTGCGAACCTTGCCAGCAAGACGAACTACGCCAACGACACACTCTCATACTCCTGCACGGCCACCCTCGGAGGCTTGGAGTACAACCTCTCAAAGGACGCAGACATCACCATCCAGAGCAGCGGAGCGTCCAGCTACACAGGAACCATCGTGGCCACCACGGAGCAGATAACGGCAGCGGTACCAACCGCCACGCTACGGACAGACCTGCATCTGGCCACCACGGACTACAGGGCGAACAACAAGGACTACCACGTCAAGTGGTACAAGCAAGACCTCAGCCACCCATGGTCGGCAAAGGACGGACAGAAGGACATCACCGTAGGCCGCGACGACGTGAACGGAACAACCCTCTTCATCGCGGAGTTCTACGAGAGCAGCTCCAGCACGACACCCGTCTGCCGGGCTGGAATCCGAATCATCGACGCAAGCGATGACTTCCAGATTGTCTACGTCATCACCAGCGCGAACAAGACCGTAGATGACGGAAAGCCCGTGACGGTGACAGGAAAGATTGTCAACATGCGCACCAACACCGAGGTCACAGCTACAGGAGCGACATGGGTGACCAAAGTGATGGACAAGAAGACATGGACGGCCACCCAGACCGTCAACAGCAACACCGTCACCATAACAACCGCCGACACCGACACAGAGAACGGACAGAACGACGTGGAGGTGGTAGGCTCGGTGACTTGGAACGATTAACGAGAACAAACCATTATTAACAACAAACACAACAGACAATGGCAGCAAGTGAAAAGAAGGACTTGGCAGCGGCACTCGCAGTCTCGTCCATTTTGAGAACAGACAGCATCCTCGTCGAGGTGGGAGGCAGCGTCCGAAGGATTACCCTCGACAACCTCATGGATGCCATCAACGAGGGCAACCAAGAGCTGCTGCGGCAGGTCGCATGGGGCGTACCGCTGAAGCAGACAACCCAGAGCAGCCCCAGCTGGGGAAGGGTCGGCAACCTCACCATGTGGGAGCAGTACAAGGAGAAGATGGGCTGCTACCTACTCACGAACCAAGGAAAGGCCGCGAAACTTTCCAAGGCAGACCGTACCGTCTTTGCAGACGGAACCACCCTCGACGAGAGCAAGGGTCACGTCATGTTCATGGCACCCCGGCTCTACTACCTCGTGCAGAACGACGCAATAACAGGCATCCCCTACCTTTGGATGAGCGAGATGCCCATAGGTGGTCATTTTATCGAGGCTCCCTGCATCGGCGCATACAAAGCAAGAAATCTCAGCGGAACGCTGGTCAGCCGGAGCGGATACGCGCCCACAGGTAACCAAACAATTACAACCTTTTGGAACCAGGCACGGCAAAACGGCAAGGACTTCGGGCTGGTAAACTATGACCACCGCCGATTTTTGATGATGCTCTGCCTGTCAGAGTACGGCAACCCCAACGCACAGGCCATGGTGGGCAACGGACTCGCAGGCGACACCACCAACAGCGACGGATGGACGAACACCTCCAGCCTACTGACAGGTGCCACGACAGGCCTCGGTGACGAGTGCGGAAAGATTGACGTCACCGTCGCCGGAGGAACCAACTGCTCCCGCGTTTCATTCTTCGGAATGGAAGACCTCTGGGGATGGCAGTGGGAGATGACGCAGGGCGTATTCTTCGGTAATAGCGGAAACACGAACCAAGACGGAACGGAGTGCTTCGTCTACGAAGGCAACCACATGCCCAGCGCAGCAGAACTGAGCACCCACCCGTCCGGCAACTACCGCCAGCTGACAAGACAGACAACGAACAACTACGTCCAGCACATGCTGCTGGGTGAATACTTCGACCTTATAGCCAAGAAGCTCGGAGGAGGGAGCAACAGCTACTGGTGCGATTACTTCTACGGCAATGCCACAGGTCAGCTGCTCCTGTGGGGCGGGGCTGCGATTGTCGGGACGAGCTGCGGCCTCGCCTACGCGGGCTCGTTCAACGCCTTCTCGTACACGGCTGCGGTCTGCGGCTCTCGCCTTGCTTACTACGGAAGCGTGACCATCGTGAACGGAGCCGACATTTAACGGAAGCGGAGCAACCAAAACGAGACAGAGAACATGAGTGATTCAAAAGAACCAAGGACGAACAAGACCATCCCATCCCCAGAAGGGGAGCGTCAGCCGACAGGCTGAGAGGGTGGCAGGTAGAGGGGAACGAGAGCTGCTCCTTTGGGGCGGGAATGCGAATAACGGGACGAACTGCGGCCTCGCCTACGCGAACTCGAACAACGCCTTCTCGAACACGAATGCGAACTACGGCTCTCGCCTAACTTAACACAATCCTTCTGCCAGAACAGGCAGCGGAGTTCCCCGAGCCTTGGCCAAAGGCCAGAAAACATAAGCGGAAAGGCCTCTTCAAGAGAGGCAAGCGGTGCAAGTAGGAAACCAAAGCTCCGGGCAAATGAAATAAGCAACAAGAAGAAAAGGAAATCCAAGGAACCAATGGGTCACAGGAAGGAACGGAACCTGCTCAAGAAGATGGGAGAGCGACGAGTGCTGGAACAGGCTGCGCACGACGCATACGCTGCGCTCGATGACAAGAGCGTCTGGTACGCCAAAGCCTTCAAGGAGCATGAGCAGGAATCCATAGACAAGGTACAGGCCATGATACTGGCCAACAAGTACCCCGCTAAAGAATACAGGCCACGCAAGCACATGGCGGAGCACAAGGAACGCGAGATATTCCCGCTGCCCTTCGAGCCGTGGAGCATCCTCTTCCACGCAGCCAAAATAGTGCTGGAGCCAATAGCCGAGCGGGTGTTAATAACGGACAGCAGCGCAGGAAGACAAGGCAAGGGGCAGACCTTCGGAGCACTCCGCACCAAACGGATGCTTCGCAGACACAAGGAATGCACACACTTCGTCAAGAGCGACCTCCGCAAGTTCTATCCGAGCATCCCGCACGACGTGGTGACAGAGGCACTGGAATGGGTCATAGACGACAAGGACTTCATCGGATTCATCAAGGCAACCATGCTGGACTATGAGTCAAACGTCGAAGACCTCCTGCAAGAAGAGAAGCAGCGGAAGATGCGGTACTGCCGATGGGCGAGCAAGGAACAGCCGACACGAGACTTCACCGGGAGCAAGAGGGGAGTAACCATCGGCAACCCCTGCAGCCAAATAATCGGCAACATCGTCCTCGCAAGGGTGCTCCACACCTTCAAGGAGAAGCACATGATAAAATGCCTGCACCAGCACTGCGACGACAACCTCATGCTGGCCACCAGCCAAGAGGAAGGTGAGAGATACCTCACCCTTTGGGATGCAGCGATGAACGAGCTCGGACTCTGCGTGAAAGCCAGCAGCTTCGTGGCACCGATAAGAAACGTAACCCGATTTATTGACGGAAGAGCCATAGACTACCTCGGCTACACCTTCAGCCGATGCCGACGCGCCCCGGCACAATGCCACATGAGGATGCGCAAGCGCAACAAGCAGAAGTTCGCAAGGGCGATGGCAAGGGTGAAGTCGAGAAAACGGAGAAGGGAACTCATGGCAGCCTACTGGGGCATAGCCAAATGGGGGAACTGCCGGAACCTATGGCGAACCATAACGAAAGACAGAAAAATGAGTTTTGCATCACAGGGCTTCAAGCCCAGGAACGTGACAAAGGACGGAAAGCGCGTCTTCAACCTACCGACGAAGCACGTCTACGACATCGTGAACATCCCCATCCGCGTCCTCGATTTCGAGGCAGGCATCAAGACGAAGCAAGGCGAAGACCGCTACGTCGTCACCATCGAAGAGACCCAGAGCGGGGAACAATGCAAGTTCATCACGAACTGCTACGAGATAAAAGACCAGCTGAATCAAGTGAGGGAGGCAGAGGCACACAGCAGGGATGCAGGCCTGCCCATCGACACAGTGATACGCCGACGCTCTCTGGGCGACGGCAAATGTTCCTACTACTTCGAGTAAACAGACAGAGACGAAAGACAACCACCAAACAAAGGAGAACAAGCAATGAAAGTACACCTGACGAACGTCGACCTGCCCATCAGCGGGGTACAGGTCATCAAGGAGGGAACGCGCCTCCGCATCTTCTTCGACTTCGTGGAAGAGCAGAACCCGGCCACCGAGCCGGAAGAAATCGAGCACGGCCCAGAGAACTTCTACGTCGCAGAGAACATCGACATAGAAGGAAACCAAGGCTACGGAGCCATTATCAGCGGCATCGTCAACGGACGCTACAGCAACGATGACGTGCAGGCCATCATGGCCAACTATGAGCTGGCCAAGGACGAGACAAGCAGCATCACCCCGGAGAAGCGGGAGGAATACCTTGCTGACTACCAGACATGGCAGCAATGGAGGTCGCACGCCAAGGACGTGGCAAGGGAGGTCTTGAACGAGATAGGAGGGTAGCCCATGGGTCAGCACTCAGCACAAGGCCACACTACCGTGACGCGCCAGAGGAACGGAACAGACGGCCTCGGCATAACGAAGGTGGAGGAGCAGTATGCGAGACATACTGCTCCCGATACCGCGCCGACGAGCGGCTGGCAGGATGCGCCGCCGCAACTCACAACCACATACAGATACCTCTGGAACCGGGAGCGGATGAAGTACAGCGACGGAACATACTCCAGCTGGACGACACCCGCCATGATTGGCTCGCTCAGCGAAGACGGAGTGAGCATAACAGGCGTGACGGAACACTACCTCATCACAGCCGTCCAGTACTCCGGCACGAACAAGCCGCCAAAGACCGACGGCTCGCACGGCACATGGACAACAGACCCCGGAGCGGCAAAGCCGACCGAAGCGAAGCCGTACCTATGGAACTACGAAACCATCCACCGAAGCAACAATATCTCGATCGAGACGCAACCAGCCCTCATCGGCATGTACAGCAGCGACGGCGACAGCCTCGAAGCCCAGTACGCCCCGAACAGCAGCCCAGCCGCAGCGGACATCCACGACACCTTCACCACAGGCGACAAGTACATGAGGACAAAGAAAACGAGCGAGACGCAGTGGAGCAGCTGGGTGAAGATTGTCGGCGAGAACGGAAAGGAAACCAACTACACCTTCAACATCAGCAAGAGCCTGACGAGCACCAACGCATCGACCCCTCCGGCCAACTGCTACCTCGCCACATGGGCAGACGCACCGCGAGCCACCACAAGCGACTACCCCTACCTTTGGGCGAAGGTCGAGAAGAAAAACGAGAACGGCACAACAACCTCAACATCATACATCCGACTCACAGGTGAACCCGGTGCGGCCGGAACAAGCATGCAGGTGCAGTACGCCCCGAACAGCAGCCCAGCCGCAGCGGACATCCACGACACCTTCACCACAGGCGACAAGTACATGAGGACACGCAACAGCAACGAAACGAACTGGAGCAGCTGGCAACTCATCGTGGGAGAGGCAGGAACTAACGGCTCGTACATTGACTACGCATTCGGAATAAGCAAGCAGCTCACCACGGCCAGCGTCAACACCGCACCCACCATCCTCGGAACATGGGCAGACGCGCCAAGGACAACCACCACGGCATACCCGTACCTTTGGTGCAGGATGATTCCCGTGAGCAGCAGCGGTACCAGAGGCACGGCAAAGTACATACGCATCACAGGTGAGAAGGGAGCCGACGGAACGAGCGTCACCATCAAAGGAACGGTAGACGAGTGGCGCGAAGACACGACAGGCTACGAAAAACTTGACGGAGAGGTCTGGGCAATCAACACGCCGCACAGCATCTACTACTGGGATGAGTCGCAGGAGCAATTCATAACCAAGACACCCAGCGCAGGCGACGGATACATAGTCAACAACCGAACACAGGGAAGCAGCTACATCTACGACGGCCACCTCCTCGTCTCTAACGGAACGAGCTGGATAGATGCTGGCAAAATCAAGGGCGACCCCGGCGAAAACGGAAGCCAAGTCTACTTCCACATCGCCTACGCAAACAAGGACAGCAACGGAAACATCATCGATTTCACCAACGACGACACCGCCAGCGCAGGAAGGGAATGGCAGGGAACCTACTCGGACTACGTGCAGGAAGACGCTGCCGCCGACAGCAGCCTCTGGCAATGGCACAGGATAAAGGGCAACGACAATTTCACCATCTACAAAGCCGCCTTTTCACAACCCGCGAAGCCAACCCCGGCAAACTACATAGCTGGGGGCTGGACGAAGACCCCACCCACCCAGCCGGAGATAGGAATCAGCCATGGAGGGACATGGTCGCAGATTGCAGACGGTTCATACCAATCGCCAGAGACAGAAGGAGGCGGGTGCTACGAGGAACGCTTCGAGCTGCTCACCACCGCTGACAACCAAGTGCTGTCGATGGAGATAAGAGCCTCCAGCGAAGCGAACTACGACATCGGCTACATCGGCCAGCTCGACAGCACAGACCCATACAACAACCCGCTCGCAGAGGTCAGCGGCACTGAGAAGACTGCCATACAGGTCACCATCCCCACAGCAGGCCGACACTTCATCGTCGTGGCCTACGAGAAGGATGACTCAGCCGTAGCCAACGAGGACTGCGTCCGGGTGAAGATTGGCAAGAGACCGCTCTGGATGTGCACGGCAACGGCATTCGACAGCAACGGAAAACCGACTGCCTTCTCTACCCCGGTGCCAATCAGCGACCAAAAGGCAGAGGGCGACACCATCACCACCAAGCCGAACATCCTGCCACAAACCCGGTTCAGAAACTCACAGCGCATGGCAGTATGGGATGTCACAGGGGGAGAGATACAGGAAGGACTGGGCAGCAACAAGTCCTACTACGGAAAGAAAACCACCAGCAGCGGAGTCTTTGAACTTCTCAGATGCAAGCTGTTCCAGCAAGGCGCAATAGCAAGAATCAAGAACGAGACATGGTACACCTTTTCGTTTTGGGCGAAAGGCAACGGAACCCTCAACACCTACATCTACCCGTCGGCCATCGACACGGCACAAGCGTTCTACATCGACGGAGTGGCACAGACAAGCAGACCCACAGACGGATACCACCAATGGACGCTCGACAGCAGATGGAAGCGGCACACCGTCACCTTCAAGACGAAAGCAGCCTACGCCACAAGCCAGAGATTCGCCGCCGACGAGTTCGTGCTCTTCCGGCTGGTGAACCAGAACAACTTTGCCAGCATCCTCATGCCGAAGCTCGAGGAAGGGATGCAGGCCACAACCTACCAGATGAACGACGACGACATCGAGGGAGTGACAGGAAAGATGCTCTATCCCGGAGGTGTCTACGACAGCGGAACGAGGTACGTCAGCGACGAATACACCACACCATTCGTCAGCATTGCCGGAACCAAGGAATACTACTGGCTCAACGCCGACAGTAGCCAAGGTGAAGACCCGAGAACCAGCCCGAAGTGGAGAAAGGCGACCTACTTTCAAGTGGTTATCGCAGAGGCACTTGTCGCAGCATTCGGAAAGATTGGTGCGGCGGTGTTTTGGCATAACTACATGATGAGCCAATACGGACAAGCGCATGGGTCGCAAAGCGACGAATACCAAAGGTTTGATGAGCAGGACATCTACGACGAAAGCGGCGACTTTTTCTGCCCAAACATTCTGATGAATTTCTACACAGGATATGCACATTTTGCGCATGGAAACGTCCGCTTTAACGCAGACGGGAGTGGTCAAATAGGAGGATTCAAATGGGACAGCCAAGGTCGGATAGAAAGAATGGAGAGCACAAAAACGATTCAGACAGAAACCGTAAGCGTGCACAATTTGATAGGCGATGTAGGCCTTTTCAATTCATTGTCATTAGAAGTCAAATCGGCGACAGGGAATTATAACCAATTTGGATTTGCCAAACTTGGAACAACCAGATACCCACTTAAATATAATAAGACAACAGGAGCTGTCATAGTTGACCTGGCAGACCCACAATAAACGGCAGGCAGTGAGCGGCCAGCCGTTCAGTGAGCGAGAAGTGAGCGACCAAAACCAAAGGAGAAAAGACGAAATGGAGATTTTGACAATTGTCGCCACGATTATCGGCGCACTCGGAGGATGGGAGTGCATCCGCTACCTCATCAACCGAAAAACCAATCAGCGGAAGGAAGAGGCAGAGGCAGACGGTGCAGAGTTCGGAGTGCTGAGGGAAACCGTCGAGTTCCTACAGCAGCAGCTCAAAAGCATGGTCGAGCAGGACGCAGCGAAGGAGGCTCGGTTCATCGAGCAGACGAAGCGGCTCCGCGAGACACAAGACCGCGAGCACAAGCTGATGAACGAGAAGGCAGCTGTAGAGCTGGAACTGCAGAAGTTCAGATGCATCGTCAAGAACTGCCCCAACCGCAAACCGCAGAATGGCTACTAACAAGGCAGGGGTGACGGACACCCGGAGCCGCCGCCCCTGCTTCACACCAACTAACCACAAACAAAGGAGAACCAGAGAATGAAGATTCTAATCGACAACGGACACGGCAGTAACACCGCCGGGAAGCGAAGCCCGGACGGAAGGCTGCGGGAATACCTCTACGCAAGGGAGATAGCACAAGCCGTGGTGAACGAGCTGAAGCGAAAGGGCTACGATGCCGAGCTGCTCACGCCAGAGACAACCGACGTGACCCTCACCAACCGATGCCGACGAGCCAACGAGGCCACTCGCAAGGCAGGGGGTACCACGAAGTGCCTGCTGGTGAGCATCCACTGCAACGCTGCCGGAGCCGACGGCCAATGGCACAGCGCAAGGGGATGGAGCGCACACGTCAGTCTCAACGCCAGCAAGCGGAGCAAACGGCTGGCCTTCTACCTTGCCGACGCAGCAAGGGAACAAGGGATGCAGGTACGCAAGCCCATGCCCGGACAGGCATACTGGCCGCAGAACCTCGCCATCTGCCGAGACACCAACTGCCCGGCGGTACTGACAGAAAACCTGTTCCAAGACAACAGGGAGGACGTGGACTTCTTGCTCAGCCCGGAGGGAAAGAGAGCCATAACCGCCCTACACGTCAACGGCATCATCAAATACATCGAAGAGGAGGAATGAGCATGAAGAGAGCCAAGGCCATAGCAGCCACCACGCTCCTGCTCATCATCCTCATGCTGACAGGATGCCACACCACAAAGAAGGTGGTCACCGAAGCCACACAGCTGACAGAGACCCACCAGACGAGCGACAGCCTCGCCACCGAGAGTACCACCACGACAACCATCAATGCGCGACCAACCGACGTGGAGGTCAGCGTGCCGGAGGCACACCTCGAGAGGGAAACCACCGACACCACAAGCACGCTCGAAACCGACATCTACATATCGACGGCCACCGTCAAAGACGGCAAGCTGCACCACACCCTCCAGACAAAGCCGGGAGCGAAGCTACAGGCGACAGTGACGGTGGCCGACACAACAACGGTGACAGAGACGAACACCACACAGAAGTCCAGCCGCGAAGATACCAGAGCCGAGCAGAAACAGAAAGAAACCACACGAACCAAGCAGCCTCCCGATTGGGCAGGAAGCATCATAGCAGCCATACTGATAGCCGCCTTTCTCTATTTCTTTTTACAGGCGGTCAGAAAGAGGGAAAGGTAGCACCAGACCCCACCGACGAGCCAGCTATCCGAGAGGACAGCTGGCCGTTTTTTTTGATAACTATTAATAACTAATGAGACCCGAAAAAGGCCGTTTTTGTAACTCTTATTAACTGCCCTTTTTGGTGATATTTCGGGAAAATTGATTACCTTTGCATAGAAGATAAGAAAAACGAACACTAAACCCCAAGACCCGGAAGGGCACCAAAGAACATGATGCAGAAAGAATTCGAAGAGAGAACAGGGATGAGCCTCACCGCCGAGGAGTACGCAAAGGTCGAGAAGCTCTACATGGCAGCAGGGAACATCGACAAGGACACCTTCTGCGAGGAGTACAAGAAGGTCGCCAACAGCAAGCTGGTCGAGGAATTGCAGACAAGCCTCCGCATAGCAGAGGGCAAGGTGAAGAGCGCAAGGATGCAGCTGGAGGCAGCAGAGAAGAGAGAGAGCGAGCTGGGAACCTTCCTCATGGAACAGGCACAGATTCTTGGCAGCAGCGAGCTACGGCAGAAGGCCATCGACCTCCTCGGAGCCAAGGAGTACATGCTGCGCAAGCTGAAGAGCGGCACACCCCTCTGGGATGACGACAGGGAGATTCTGATAGAGACACTAAACAACATCGTCTACTAAGAGAAGGAAACCGGGGAGGCCAACCACCTCCCCACCTAAAGAACCAGAGACAATGACACAGAACAGCAACAACACAGCAACATGCCCCACTTGCGGAGGCAACCACATCTACACCGACGGCCAGACATCCTTCTGCGAGGAATGCGGCGAAGTTTTCAACAGCAACAACAACTAAAGAATAGGAGAACAGAACAATGAAGGAATACGTAAAGTACACCAGAGAGCAGATAGACAGCGACAGCGCACAGAACATCGTCCTCGAACTTGCAGCCAGAGCAATGGCACACGGGAACCGCATCATCATCGAACAGGATGAGAAGCCCGGAGAGAAATACCTAATGGTAGACTTCATGCCGACAGACAACAGCAACCGGGAATACGAGTACGACGGCCTCCACGTTTGCCAAATCAGCAGCGTAGACAACACAGAAGAGGGCGAGTTCTTCTCAGAACACCGCAACTACATCGACGCAATCAACGAGGTCTGCCGCATACTCAGAGAGAACGAGTGGCACACCATCTACACCGAAAGTTACTAACCACAAACACCCAGAGAGATATGAAAACGAGAACTATCGAGGTCAGCAACCCGAAGCTGAACACAATTCGCAACCTCCTCAACAAGGTAAGGAACGAGGCACCGAACAACTCGGAGATGGTGATAACATTCAACGCGCCAGCACTTCCGATGAGGTGGAAGATGGTCATCTGGTACGGATTCATTTGGAAAGACAAAACGCCAAGCGACAACCCCGTCTGGTTCTACACCTTCAAGGGAACCAGCCAGACAAACACATTCCACAAAGAAACCAGCTGGCATGTTTTCAATGCCATCGACACCTACGCGAAGCTGGGAACCATCGAGGAGGTGACGGTAGAGTTCGAAGATTGGGATGATTAACAGACAGAAAATAACCAAGCAACAAGAAACGACATGGAAACGAGAGTAATGACATTCCCGGAGTTCTGCCAAAAGACAGCAGCACACCTCGGCCTCGAACTGGTACCGATGAAGGAAGGTGCCAAGGGAGCGCACACCTACATGGCCAGCCGGAAAAACCCGGAGCCGAAGATTCAGGCCGTATTCGACAACATGAGCACAGGCGGAGCGGTCAGCTACCTCTGCGAGATTTACGACACCAGCAACAAGCACTACCTCGGAGCCGTAGGCATGGAGGCAATCGACAGCGCGATGTTCGAACACTACGAGAGCAGCGTGAGTCCGACCAAAAAGTACGACGAACACAACAACCCGGAGGGTGAGAGCCAGCTCTGGCGATTCTACTACGGACGCAGCCTAAAGAGAGCCTGCGACAGCTTCATCAAGGGAGGCACACGAACCAACCCGGAGCGCAAGCCCGTCAAGGTTTGGTGAAACAAGAAAGGAGGAGCGACATGGGCAAGGTCATAGAGAACACCGGGACACGGCTCTCGATCGAGAGCGACAACGGAGCCTACCGCCTCACGTTCAGCAAGAGGTACGAGGTCGGCCAGACGGCCACAGGGAGGGAACGCTACTACTTCATCGGCTGGCAGGTGAGAGCCTACCAGCTCCGATGGATGACGTGGAAGGTTTGCGACAGCAGCCACATACCACAGAACTACGCGAACAAGCAGACGGTACTCGACTTCATAGCCACACGCCCGGCATTCAGCATGGCCAGCCGGGAGCTGAAGGAGGCAAAAAGGCATTAACTATTATTACATTTTGAGGGGCGATAAATTAACTAATAAAATGGTGGTAATTCGGGAAAATTGATTACCTTTGCATAGAAGATAAGAACAAAGAACATAACCCCCAAGACCCGGAAGGGCACAACAAAAATGACACAGACAACAAAGAGCAAGAGAGTCGCCCAGCAGATAATCAACGCCATCCTGCACGGAGCGCACACCACCCAGATGATAATCAAGAACCAAGGGCTGGAACTTGAGTCGGCAACGGTAGAGGGGCAGCTGGCCAGCCTTGAGTGCCAAGGAATCATAGAGTACCACAACAGGAACATGGCAAAGGAATTCGGATGGTTCCTCACCGACGAAGGCCAGAGCCGAATCTGAACAACACCGGGGAGGGGCAACCCTCCCCACTAAACAAGAACAATTCAAACCACAAAAGATAGGAGACCCAAAACATGACACAGACAACGAACAACACCAAGAAGGTAGCCAAGAGCAGCATCACAGTAATCACCAGCCTCTACTGGCGGGAATACCAGAGAGAGCCGAAGGGAAGAGGCAGCTGGGCATTCAGCATCGGCGACAAAAGCGGCTACGATGACGCACTCAAGGCATTCTTCACCAACAGCATGACCTACCGGGAAGCGGTGAAGGTCGCCAAGGAAGAAGCCCAGAAGCGAGGCACAGACATCATCTACGTGCTGCCCTAACGCCAAACAGCCAGAGAGAGACAACAGGAATCAATAACCCAACAAAAGAATAGGAGATAAGACAATGAAAGCAACAGCAGTAAAGAGAATCTTCAACCAGCTCACGCAAGATGCCCACAGAATCATGGAGAGAGCAAGAAAGTACGGCCAACAAAAGGAGGTGGCCTACAAGATGACAATCAGAACAGCCAGCCAGAGCGTAGAATACCAGCTCGACGAAGACAGCAACTGGGATATAGAAGATGACACCCTCATGCTGGAAACCAACAAGGGAACGCAGTGGATAGCCACCGACAAGATAGAGAGCATAGAAATCTAAAGACAGGGAGGAACGAGACATGGCATACACAACAGCACAAAAGAGGAACGACCTCTACCACTTCGCAGGCTACAGCTCAGCAGACCTCAACGAGGCAACCAGAGACGAGATAGAGAATTTGTGGGATTACCACTTCAATAAAAAATAGGAGGAAACGACAATGGCACGAATGAACGACGAACACGGGTGCAGCACATGCACCACACCGGGAACCGAGAAATACGAGAAGTTCCAAATGAGAGGACTCCGCAACAAGCGGCTGACCCGATACCAGTATGACTACCGACACACAGACGGCGAGCTGTTCAGCTGCTGCGCACCCAGCCTCGAAGTGGCCAGACAACGCAGAGACGCATGGCTCCAGAAGAAAGGAGGTGCAGCATGACAACAATCAGATGCAGATTCACCAGCAATGGGATGGCGGTCAAGAAAACCGCCATCCTCACCGACACGCTGGACGAGCTGAGCAACAGCAAGAAAAACGAGGCATTCGACATCTTCTCCGAGTGCTGGGCAGAGGGCTACTGGTCGGTATTCTTCGAGGGAGAGCCGGGAACCCAATACGAGATAGAGTTCAAGTTCGACACCGAGAACAGGCAGAAAACGCTGGAACCCATCAAGGCCATCACTTGGGAGAACGACATCATCACAGACGAACAGGCAGTGAGCGTCATAACTAAATATTGATATGAAACGCTAAAAAATGACAAAACAAATGAAACTCACACTGACAATAAACGGAACGGAGATAGAGGCCAGAAACGAGGGAACCACCCTCGTCATCAAGGCAGAGCGAGGCGAATACAGGGATGAGGGCTGCTGGACGAAAGAGCCGACCAAACAGGCGGACATGCCCCGGATGCTCCACGACGCGATAGCCGTCCCGCTCAACGGTACGACAGTACACACCTTCGAGGAATGGGAAGAGCTGTGGTACTCCGGCGACGAAACCAAGGACAGACAGGACTACGAGATTGAGCGGAGGGCATCGGAGGCATGGAAAGCCGTGAGCGACCTCGACCCAAAAGACATCTGGGACAAGCTCGAGGAGATATACGGAGAATTCTAACAACAGGCGAGCATGGCAACACATATCACCATCGACGACTTCCCGGCAGACAAGCCCAACTGCGGCAACTGCACCTACCGGGGAGCCGGGTGCGCCAGAGCAAAGAAGGCACACCCCAACGGAATGGTCAAGAACAGCTGCACAGGCAACTACGACGGAGTGATATACCTCTGCACCTTTTACGAGGGAAAGTTCAAGCCAAGGGCAAATACCCAGAGGCAATGGAAGGAGGCCAGCCTATGGTAACCATCAACGGCCACACATTCTACGAGGAGCCGGGCAGCTGCGGAACATGCCCCTTCCTGATGACAGGCAACACCGACAGCCCGATATCGTCACCAAGCGACAAAGGCATCTGCATCCAGTGGGATGAGACGCACCACACATGGGCGAACCCGCCAAGGCGATGCCAGAAGCTGTTCAAGCAAGCATTCAGATTGTACAACGACACAGGCCAAGAACTTGTGATAACAAGAAAGGAGTAACACATGCCAATCAAACCAGAGAACAAAGGACGCTACCCCAAGAACTGGAAGCAGATACGCCAGCAGATACTCGACAGGGCAGGGAACTTCTGCGAGTTTTGCGGACGCATGAACCACACCTACTACTTCAACGAAAAGACGAAACGGATGGTGAAGGTGGTACTGACGATTGCGCACCTCAACCACCAGCCGGAGGACTGCAGCCCGGAGAACCTCAGAGCATTATGCCAGCAATGCCACCTCCGCTACGATGCGGAACACCACAGGCAGACAGCCCAGCAGACGAGGCTGGCAAAAGACAAGTCACTAACAATTCAATTCGACGAACAATGAGAAAGACAACAGCACAACTCTACAGATTCACGCCATGCCCCGGTGTCGATTTCATAGACCCGAAAGACGGCAAGCCAGCCAAGGCGCACACTTGCTACATCCTCGCCACCAAGGAAAAGGACGGCAGCGTCAAGACCCACAACCTCACGGAGAACGCACACGGCCAGTTTAAGACGGTGGAAGAATGGGGCGACTTCATGAACAGGGTGCAACTCAGCTACATCGTGGAAGGGCTGAACGTCCTCCACCTTGTCCTCACCCGTCAGTGGTACGACATGATAGACAGCGGAGAGAAGAAGGAAGAGTACCGAGGAAAAACAAGCTACTGGTGCAAGCGGCTCTGCACAGCCAAGGACAAGCCAAATGCCGTCACCTTCCACAGGGCATACACCAGCACAACGCAGACCTACCTCATCGAGGACATCACCAGCGGAAGGGGAAGGCTCGAATGGGGAGCAAGCGGCAAGGAAACATTCATCATCAAACTCGGAGAGCGGATACAATAAACCACCAAAAAGGACGTTATAAAGACATGGCAACACCAAGCAAAGGAATCAACAAGAAGCGGTCGGCTGATGGAGGCATCACCCAGACACCGATGAAGATTTACATCGACAACGACCTCGTCGAGTACCTAAACGCGCAGCCGAACAAAACGCGATACATCAACACGCTCATACGCAACGACCTCCAGCTTCACAGCTGGCAGCAAGAGGTGAGGGAGGCGAAGGAAGCACCACCCCAACCGAAGCGCAGACCGGGAAGGCCGAGAAAGAACCCGGACGAGCAAGCGGAACAATAAAGGAACAAAAGCAGGGAGCAGCCCACACAGGCCGCTCCTTACTTTTTGCCGTAGAACACCCAGTCCAGAACCCGGCGATTTGCCTCGTCCACCTTGCGGAGGTCGAAATCGATATAGACATCGGTGACAGACGAGCCGCCATGACCAAGAGCCTTGGCGATGGTTTCCTTCGGGATGTCCAGCGAGGCTGCAATGGTCGCCCAGGAGTGACGAGCCACATAGGAGGTGAGACCGGGGAACGCCGGACGGTAGCACTTGACGCGTTTCTTCTTGCCGCCAACGACACGCTCCTCATAGAAGGGAGTGCCGATAGACTGCAAGGCGCGATTCAACTGCATGGTGAACGAGGTGTAGGCTTTCCGACCCTCGCCGAAGGAAACGAGCCGCTCACGCCCTGCATAACGCTGGATGATTTCGAGGGCTTCCGGCTCGACCTTGATATCATAGAGCCGCCCCGTTTTGGAACGAGTGTAGACAAGCCGCCCATCAACCAGAGGGTCAGCGTCAAGCAAGTCCACCACGTTAATGCCGATGAGACAGAAGATAAGCCGGAACGCATCCACATACGGAACCAGCCAAGGCTCCAGAGGATAAGCGAACAGCTGGCGAAGGGTCTCGACAGACACCGCCCGCTTCATGGTGGGCGAAGGCTTTATCTTGAACCGACGGAAGGGATAGGCAGCGGTCACCTCGTCATCGATGGCATCATTGAAGACAGCCCGGATGTTGCGGAGGTGGATATTGCGGGAATTGCGACCAACGCAGCCGGACTCCACCAGCCACGCATCGAACCGAGAGAGCCAGTCCTTGTTCACAGCCTCGAAAGACAGGGTGCGAGCCTTGGGGTCGAAGGCCAGCACCTTCTTCACCGTGACCTCATAGATATCACGCGTGCGCCGATTCTGCTGCCGGGCAGCATAGGCCTCGAAGCGAGACACGAACAGATTGCCGCGAACAACCTCCGGCTCCAGAAGCTCGGCAACCTTGTTCTTCACTTGGGTAGCGGACAGACGAACCAACTCGCCTGTAGAGGTGAGAGACAGCACCAAGTTCTGAATAGCCGTCATACGATTGCGGAGGAAGGCATTCAAAGCCTCCTTGTTGGGATGAGCGACGACCTTCTCAGCCTTCGCGTCCCACTGAGAGGGCAGCACACGGACACCAAGGGACATGAGGGCTGTCGCGCTCTTCTTAGTGAACGCCACCTTCAAGGGAGCAGGCTCGCCAGCGGGAGCCGCACGCTTATCGTGATAGATTTTCAGAGTAACCAT